CTAGAAGGTGTTAACTTCTTCTTTAATGGTTACGATGCTATCCTAGTAGATGAAGCACAATTCCTATCTAAGGACCAAATTACACAGCTATCAGAAATCGTAGACCAACTAAATATTCCAGTAATGGCCTATGGGCTTAAAAATGATTTCTCTAACCACCTATTCCCAGGCTCAGAGCAACTAGTGCTACTAGCGGACAAGCTAATTGAAATGAAGACTACGTGCAAGTGGTGCAATAAGAAAGCAACTATGAATCTTCGAGTCGTAGACGGCTCTCCAGCCTATGAAGGAGAACAGGTAGAGGTAGGTGGTAACGAAGACTATCTATCAGTATGCCGATACCACTACAACACACCAAATATTTAACTAACGAAACCTAGGATTTGACACCTAGGTTTTTTTGTGCTAGTCTATAGACAGCAATTGAATATAACTCTTAGGGAGGTTGTCCCAGAATCCGAGCCGCGATAGTAGACAGGTTTATCATAACTTAGCTTGGCAAAGTCAACCAGTGAGTAGGACATACTCTGGAAATATATGTGCAGACACTTAGAGTACCTAGTGTCTAAAAATAAACAAGGTAAGGTCTATTAGGGTGACGCCTGGTAGAGCGTGTGGAAAGCACGTTAGGAGTAACTCGGCTAGTGAGGGTGCTTACTGTATTCATGGTGTATGTAAATCAGTAATGAGTAGCTAGTCGATAAGCCGTATGGGTAGTAATCAAGTTCTAGGAACGGTCTACGGAACACTTGAGATTACTAGTATCTACACAGATATGATTCCTTAACCCAGGAACAGCTATACGTGGTTATAGGTGTATTTCCTAGGGTTAACTCTACACATTTTTAGTGTCACATAGAAATACTAACAAGTTTGTACAAGCTGGTCGCCCTTCGGTTGACTGGCATCTTATTCCACTAGTAACAAGTTACTAGTTCCACAAGATGATTAATTTAGTTCGTATATTTATTATTTATAAAGGGGTCCAGGGGCTTTGCCCATGTGCCTTGCGGAGCACCTAACTGCCAAAGTTATTCTGTTGATATATTCATACTAAATTGGCTTCACTTTATCAAAAAACATTCAAGGACTTGGATAGCGTTTACTATCAGCTACTCAACAACTGACGCGATAGCCAGTCATACACTAACTCATGGTATAATAGTAGTACAAACGTATATTAGAAAAAGAAAGCAGGTAATTATGGCAACAGATATCGAAAAGATTGAACAAATCCAAAATGTTATTGCAGGTAGGTCAATCTTTGAAAAGACCTATACATACAACGACCTAGAACTAGAAGTTAACGTTAAGCTACACTACCCTACGATGAGGGAAACTGCGCGTATCCAAGCAGAAACGTCCAATATCTTCCTAAACACTGAGCAAGATGCAACAACGAGAGCACTATACGAAACACTGTTCTTGTTACAGCAGGCCGATGAGGGTACTAAGGTATATCAACTAGTTAAGGAGAATGTTCTCAAGACAGATGACCAAGGTCACCAACATACTGAGGAAGTTACAAACAAGGTTCTAATTGAAGACTACTTCTCACTAGATAAGTATGCTAGACCAGATATTTTATTTAGAATCACTCAGGATGTAAATGAGTGGATGAGTCGATTTCGAGGATAACTTAAACCAAGCAGGTGGTGTTAAGCTACTAGCTAGAGAAAATTATAGTCGTAATCTATGGGCAATAATGAGTAAGTTTAATGTATTACCCACAGACGAACGGTTCTTGAATCTAACAAACCCTCAAATTAGCTTCTTACTAGAGTCAATGGAAATTGATGCTGTTATTGCTAGTGGTAAGAACCTAGGAGACTATGTAGAAGATGATAGTTTTGACTATGAGGGTGAAATGGAACTCCCTTCTGAAGAAGAGCAAAACGATGTATGGGAACAAATACAATCAATGACCCCAGATAGGCTGAGGTCAGACATTGACGATAAGTTAGCAGCTGCTAACGATGAACCAGAGGAAAACCTTGTTCTAAACAATCTAATGGCAGAACGTCAACGACGACTACGTGCGTTAGGGCTTGACGATACTGATAACAACCAGAATGACCCACTTTTAGATGATGATGAAGAGATAGATACACTATAGCAAAGGAACTAACATGGTAGAAAGTAAAATTAATGTAGACTTCTTAGCTAACACATCTGATTTCTCTAAAGGAGTCACTAGGGTTAACGAGATGGTGGAAACACTAGATAGTCTAATGGAAAAAATTAGTCGTAATGCTAGTAAGCCACTTTTTGACTCAAGCTCACTTAGAAGCATTAACGATATGGTCTCTTCATTGAAGCAGGCTGAACAGTTAGTTAACAAAGTAAAGTCAACAAGTACAACTTCTAAACGAAACAGGAATGCTAATAGAAGCTCTGGACAAGATAACCCATTCCAGATAGCATTACGAGATGACGCTAACAAGCAAATTGCTCAACTTAGAGCTCAGCTAAATAGAGAACGAAGTGCTATTCAAAATAGTAGCAAGCTTATTCCTAACTATACCCAATCAAGGGGTAAGGTTAGGACTAATCAAGACTTCGATACCTATGTTACTGAGAATAAGCAGAACCGTGCTGGTGTACTAAGAAGAGAACAAGCAAGGGAAGATAACTCTAGCATTAGAAATATCATGACGGCTATGGACCGTTATACTAATAACATTAGGAATAACGATGGCCGTATTACAGCTGTTCAGAAGAGAGCATACAATAGCACTCTAGATAAAGCAGGTTCTCTACTTGACATTGATGAAAATGGAAACTCCGGATACATTCAGAAGTTGCAAGAGGAAAAGGCTGGTATTAACGCTAGAAGTAATAGGGCAAATGCTAGATTAACAGAATTACAGAACAGTGGATTACCTAAGGAAGCAATAGCAGAAGAGTCTGCTAACCTAGTGAATGATATTCAAGAAGCTGCTAAGGCACTTAATTCCGTAGAGAACAGTCTTAAGAAGGCTGACGACGCAATGGCAAAGTTTAGAGACTTACAATCAGCTGGCTCGGAGATTAGAGAAGTTACACCTAGTAGACGTTCTGCCTTTGCTGTATACGCAGGAATTAGTGCTGCTAGAGGAATGTTTTCTTCAGGTGAGAATACCTTGAGAGCTGAACAAGCAGACACTAGGTCTCTTACAGCAGCTAATGGCACCTACGATTCCTATAGGATGCGTCAGATTTCTGAACAATCGGGCTTAAGATATGGTATCTCTGGAAGTGAAATGCTAGCTGCTGAGAATCAGTATATTCAAGGTGCTGGGTACCAGAATAGTGCCGATGTATTAAGAGCTGGACAGAGGACAGGAATTCTAGCTAAGACAACAGGCTCAACCGTAGCAGATTCTACAAGCCTAACAGGAACCTATGCATCAACAGTTAATGGTGCTAGTTCTTCTGACCTATCTCAGTTTCAGCATACATTTGAAGGAGCCTTAGACAAGTCAGGAATGACTAAGTATGGTGCTAGTCAAGTTAAGGCCCTAGATAAGTTGCTTAGTACTGTAGCTAGTCAAAATGGAGGTTCTCTTACTAAGGAGCAAGCTAACAACTTAGCAAACTTGCAAGGTACTCTAGCTAGCTCAGGTAATAAGGCACTGATGGGAGAGGCTGGAGCTAACACCATCTCAACTATCAATAGTGCGATTACTGGTGGTGATAATGCTATGATGCGTAGTAGCCTTATTATGAGTAATCCTGGTAGATATGGTAATGGAATGGATGGATGGGTAAATCAGCAATTCGATTCTGCTGAAGGACTATCAAATAAGAACGTTCAGGAGCAAGCATTTGGAGATAATGCTTATTCTAGACAATATGGTGAGAGAGCTGCTGCTGCACTTGAAGCTAGAAATTACGGTGTATCTCCACAAGCAATGCTAGCAGCCCGTAAGGCATATCAAAAGAATGGTGGTAAGGCACTATCAAATAAGCAACTTGAAGAATTAGGTGTATCTTCAGAGTCAAACAAACTAGATAAGCAACGCTCCTCTATTGAGGGTAAGAACGACCGTAATGATGCGTCACAACAGGCTGCTGAAGCACAACTAGGTCAGATGACGAACTGGCTTAAGGCTACTACTGGTGCTCTAGTAGCAGATGTAGCAGGTCTTAGTTCATTTGGTACAGCACTTAGAGTAGCTACAACGACACTAGGTTCTGTTGCACCAATTAAAGCTGGTAGATGGGTTGCTTCAACAGCTACAGGAGGACTTAGAAATACATCTAAGTATGCACCTAACAATGGTACGGAATCAGGAACACCAACTACGTGGAACGGGCGTCTATCTAACAAGATTAATACAGGTGGTGGTAAGGTAGCTAACTATCTTCGTAATACTCAAATTGGTCAAGGTGTCTCTGGGGCTGCAACGTCGTTCCTAGGGAGCGGACTAGTTACAGGTACGACGGCTAAGGCAACCAAGCTAAGTAGTGCAGTAGCAAACAGCTCTAAGCTTAATGCCTTCAGAAGTACAACAACTGGGTTGCTAGAAGGAGGCTCTAATGTACTAGGTAAAGTAGCGCCATATGCTTATGGTGCTTATGAAGGATATCAGGCTATTACAGATAAGGAGAATAGAGGCTCACACATTGGTAGTGGTTTAGGTAACATAGCAGGTACAGCACTAGGAGGATTCTTCGGTGGACCAATTGGTATGTTGATAGGTGGTCTAGCTGGTGGTGCAATCGGAAATAGCGTTGGCTCATTATTTGACAACAAGGTCGTTGATAAGGACGACCAAGCAAATACTAATAAGAAGTCTGCTATCGAGAAGCAACGTGAGAAGAACATCAAGGATGATACAACACTCACGGATAAGCAACTTAGAGCATTAAATAAGAATCTTAATGGTGGTTCAGGAAGTGGTACTAGGAGTTCTACTACTGGAACTAGCCCTTATGATAAAGCGCTAGCTGAGCAAGGAAAGAGCAATAATAATGCTAAGGCAAGTAGTAACACAGTAGTAGTTAGTGGTACTATTAATCACACAGGAAGTGTTGCTGATACATCACAGCTACAAGCTAATACACAGAATGCATTAAATAATTTGCTAAGTGTACCTAGCGCAAATGAACAAACACGTAAATAACTAGCTAACGTCTTAGGGTATTACTCTAAGGCGTTTTGCCGTATATTAGCCAAAAGATGTTATAATAGATATAAATAAAAGAAATATAGGTGGTAACAAATGGGAGTACAGGGTGTATACAAGAGAATGCCTACAATAAGCGTTAGGTTCATTACGAGTACTGACACGTTTACGCTACAAACAAATACTGCAGAGAATGCTAGTGACGCTAGTGTCCTAACTGATGGTAGCCTAGTAGAGCAAGTAATTAGCTTTAACACAGAAAATGATATGTCCAACGATACCCCTGTATTTAGCTTAGTGATAGCAGGATTAGACAGGTGGGATAGGATTCTACAACCAAATGATATCGTTACAATTAAGGTAAACCCTGGTGATGGGAACACTGTTGTTAACGATGTTATTATGGTTGGTATGATATCTGAAGTAAAGAAGCTAGGTAGCTACGGAGAGTCTTCTGTTGTCTATCAAGTTTCAGGACAATCAATGGCTAAGGCATTAATGCAACTAAAGCTAGGGACACTTCAGGAAATAGCTAGCATCACCCAAAGTTTTGGTTGGATGAGTGCTATGGGTACGAAAGACCAATCAGGAAATGAAGTTGTACAAGGAAAGCATCTACAGCCAAAGTATACAAAGAGTTTTGGTGTCAAGGCTATTAATATTAAGTCTGGCCTGTATAAGGACGTAGACGGTGAGAAAATAAAGGGAGAAAATGATACCATTGCAATAGTCGATAAGTCCACAGGTATTAAGAATAATACATGGATTTCAGTAGAAGGCTACGGAGATGTTAAGGCTCACGTCATGGCAAATACAACCGCCCTAGAAGACATAACGCTTGGTACTAAGAAAGAAATTTACATAGACGTATCATCTAAGTCTGCTAGAGACGCCTATAACAAGAAGTATGATAACAAGAAGGCTAGTGTTAAGGTATATGATTCAAAGAAGAGTCCAGACCAGTATTATAAGGACTCTAAGAAGTCTGAGGGAAATGTAAAAGCAGATGCTAACGGTTTAATGTTTACAGGTAAAACTGCTGCAGATGTTGTTGAAAATATCATTAGGTGGTTTATGAACCTATCAGGTGACGACTTACTACTAACATCTAGCCTAAATAATACAGATATTCACTATACATTCAATGGTGACAGAAAGAACTTTGGAGACTGGGTTGAACTAAATCTTAGCTCACGTGGAGAGGATGAGATGCTTCTAGATGCTCTACCACTTATGAGCTTCACGGGCTCCCTAAGGCAAATGATTTCCCAAGCACAGGCTAAGCCTTACAATGAGTTCTATGTAGACTTTACGTCAGATGAGAAGGCTGTGTTCAACATGCGACCAACTCCATTTGAACCAGATGATTGGAATGCGCTACAGAGTAATGCAATCAGACTACAATCATATAATGTTATAGAAGAGAGCTTAAGTCATAATGATAATGAAGTATATTCTGTATTCTCATCTTCTATCCCAACGAGTATTACCCTAAATACGGTTAGCGACCTAATGATGTATCCTGTTTACTTCCCAGGACTAACACAACGCTATGGTTATTCTATGCTAGAGCAACAGAATGACTATATCTTTAGGTCGAAGGAAAATGAGAAAACAAAGGGTGGTAGTGACGCCTCTGGTGGTTCTCTAGATATGGCTAGCGGAGATACAAAGACTAATGCTAAGAACATTGCCAGCGCTCTTAAAAAGGCTGGTGCTAGCGGGCAGGGGATTGCTGCGCTATTAGGAACTATGCAGGGTGAATCACAGCTAATTCCAAGTACTATCCAAGGTGGGCAAGGATACGAAAAAGAAGCAGCCTATAGTAATGTTGGTGGATATGGATTTGGACTAGCTCAATGGGATGCAACTAGACGAGTAGGACTGCTAAAGTATGCTGATGCTAACAAAAAGAAGTGGGATAACCTAGGACTACAGGTTAGCTATTTGCTATCTGGTGATACAGCGGCTAATACAATCAAGGAACTTCTAGTTAGAACTGACTCTATTGAGTCGATTGTAGCTGATATGGTTGCTAAATGGGAGGTTCCAGCAGACCCATCCGGAGAAACAGCTAAGCGTATTCCAATGGCTAAAGCATGGTACTCAGAGTTATCCCTATCTAACGTTAAGGGTGAGGGTAGAATTGACGTTACTAAGATTGGTAAGGGCCAAACACTAACTCAAGCTATGGGGATAAAAGGCAATAGTAATAAGACACTTACTGACGCTATGGGAAGGTACAGCAATCCATACCCTTCATTTGCAGATGTTGTACAGAAACAATATGAGGCTAACAAGTCTAAAGCAGATAAGAAAAAGAAGCAAGCTGCTAAGATTGATGATGATAATATAAATCTTGCTAAGAAGTACTCTGTGTACCTAGCTAACTGGTATGGCAACAATAATAGCTTTATATCTGGCGAGATTAGGGTTGTAGGTAACCCAGACTACCGTGTTGGTAACGTGCTACTAAGATATGACCCAGCTGTTTCAGAGTGGGGTAGCCGTGAGTACGTATACTACATTGAATCTGTATCACACGAGTTCAGCTACACAGGAGGGTATACAACTACTTTAGGTGTTACTAGAGGACTTCCTGGTGGGGTTAACAGATTTGCAACATGGAATACAAGTGATAGTGACCTAACAGCTGAAAATCCTGGAAATGGTGGATTGCAATTCTTTAATGGTGGGCTGTTTGGAGAACTAAGTATTGCAGAATCAGCTGATAAGGGATTCAAAGAGGCAAATGGAGATGACAAATCAAGTGATGGTGGTACAGAAGGTTCTGAAGATGGCGTAGGAACTGGTGACGACTATCCAGCAAAGTGGCGTGATGCTATACAGGATAATGTTGTAGACGATTGGAGATACTATAATAGAGAATGTGTATCATTTGTCGCATGGAGACTATCACAGAAAAAGAAGTATAAGGATAAGAAACCATCTGAGCTGCCATTCTACTTCCTAGGAAATGCATGGGACTGGAACAAGGTTGATAGTAAATACCACCAAACATCTCCTAAGGTTGGAGATGTAGCATTATTCGGACCAGGTGCTTGGGGAGCAGGAGCAATGGGACACGTAGCTATGGTATCTAAGGTAGATGGTGATACTATTTATACTGAGGACTATAACGCAGGGCACCCAATGGGACAATACGGAACACACAGTATGCCCGCTAGTACGCCAACTAAGTACTTAAGATTCTAGGAATGAGGTACCATTATGATAGAAAACATTGACTCGTATAAAGACACAGATACATTTGTTTACGGACAAATCTCAATTACTAAACTAGAGTACCTAGAGCTTTATAGTCAAGGGGTTGACTTATCCTCTGTTAGATTACCAGGAAGCCAAGGGGCTGTAAGCAGTGCTGATGGACAAGACCCAAGTAAAGATATGTCTACTGTAATGAATAAATTACAAGCTATTGTAGATAAGGTAATTGACCCAGATGAGATAACAGTAAAATACCGATACAACTCAGGTAGAGATTCAAGTGAGTATTCACCATTACAAAAGCTATCATCTGAATTAGATGAAACTGCATTTATCGGGTGGCTACTATATGAGCTAGGCTTTATTAGTTCTGATGAAGCAACTATGGATTTAGATAGTATGCTATCTGACGATAAATTCGATAGTGTTGGTGAGTTAGCAACATCAGATGATACTACAGAATCTAAGTTAGACACCATTAAAAAAGATATGTTATATGGTGATGTTATCATGTTTGATATTGGGAAGCATAACGCACTAGCTGGGTTATATATTAACTCAGGAAAATTTGTTACGTTAGTACCAAGTAAAGAAAATACAGATGTATCAGTTGAGAATCTTTATACTAAGTTTGAGAGTGGTGAACTAGTTCCAACAGTATGGCTAGACAGATTCAATGGAACAATATATAGACCTAAGCTACTTAATAGAAAGGAGTACGTATGGTACAACAGTACAATAAACAACTAAGTAATAAGCCTAGGTCACAGTCCCTACTAGGGGATACAGTACCAGTATCTTCTATAACACCAAATAGACTAATAATGGCAGAAGTTATTAGTGTAAACTACCTATATAACACAGTAGAACTACAGAGCATTAGAAATCATGAAATGCTAGTAAAGTCTCAGGACAAGAGAGGGCAATTCTCAGCTAAGCTACCTGTTACATTCGGTGGAACATACAGTAATGGTAAGACTTATGGTGAAACCGTACCTATTAATGTAGGCGACCAAGTACTAGTAGGCTTTATAGAAGAAGACTTGACAGCACCTATTGTTATTGGTATATACAAGGACAGTAGTGTTTCTTACGAGCTAGCACCAACTAATCTAATTTCTGGCTCACCTGACTCAGATGAGAAAAACCGTAAGTACACCATGGAAAACTTAGTACTATTTCCTAGCCAAACCTATGACTGGGTAAGTGGTAATGGCGATAGGGAGTCAACTTTTCAAGGTAGGTCATTTCTAAAGTTAGCTACTGGATTATTTGGAAGTAGCCGACCAAATGACTATGGGTATGACTACGATGAGTTAGAGCGTATTCATCTACGAGGACGAGACCTAGAGCCAGAAGAACCTGAGCTACCACAGATTCTATTCCAACATAATGCAACGTTTGCAACCAGTAAGACTAACGTACTATTCGATGATGACTCAACGTTTGCTATTAGTAAAATTAAGAATGATGAGAATGATAACCACCGTTCAGAACTTAGGTTAGAGGACGAATCACATGCAGCTGTTAGAGTCCAAACTAATGATAAGAAGCACAACGACGAGTCTATTTACTTTGAAGTAGGGGCAGACGAAGAGAGCGCCTACCTATCTGCAGGTTCTCACAAGCTATCACTAGATGAATCAGGTAATCTACTATTAGACGGTGAACCTGTTGGTATGGGGTCTCATAGTGAGGAATTTGATAAGCTTAAGGAAACTATTTCAGAGATATCAAAGGAACTAGCAGAGCTAGACGGTAAAATTGATGACTTTGACTCAGAGAAGTTTACTAAACTACAGAATGAAGTAGAATCTATAAGTGGTGAAGTTGAAAAAGCTATGGGTCAAATTGACGACATAGTAGGAAACTATCAGCTAGTAATTAATCAGTATAACAGCCTAAAGGATACTGTAGACGGTAATAAGCGTGCAATAGAAGACTTTACTGTACTTATTAACAACGCAGCAGGTGATAGTGCTACTCTAGGTGATAGGCTTGATAAAATAGAAGCTAGAGCATCAGCTATCGAGAAGATAACTAATGAAGTTGTTAATGCACGTAAGGATAACGCTACAGGAGCAACTTATGACACAGTTGGACTGCGACTAGATAACCTATCAGGACACGTTAAGGACTTGCTAGAGGAAACAGCAGATATTGCGACGATTAGAGAGACTGTAACTAGTCTATCATCTGCCTTTGACTCACTAGAAAAGCTAGTGGACGATATTAATAATAAACTAGCAACCCTAATAGGAGGTCAGGACGTTAACACAACTTATGCACTAACAGTGACAACTGATGGTCCAACAGTTTTACGTCAAGGCTCAGGAGTATCCATAACATTAGGTGTACGAGTCCTAAGAAACGGGCTAGACATAACACCAGTTGTAAAGCCAGAAGATATTGCATGGACTAGGGTATCTGGTGATGCTAACGCAGATGCTACATGGAATAGCAATAATCCTAACAAAACAGGTCGTACACTAAGCATTACAGAAAAGGACGTTACAGGTAGTGCCAGGTTTAGGGCTAAGCTGACTAATATAACGGAACCAGGAGTTACAGTATTCTACGGTGAGATAGAAGTAACGGTACTAGTTGACAAACCAACTATAACCACCGTGCTAGTACCGAGCGTAGATACAAACCAAATATATAATTCGATAACGGATAGATATACACCAGATTATACAACGTCACCTATCTCACTTAGACTAAATGCTTATTTGCCAGGTACGACCACAGATATTACATCTGACCTTACAAACGTTGCTTGGTACTATAATGATAATGGAAACCTAGTACAAATTACTAGCAGTACACCAGGTTTTACTATTGATGGACTAACACTTAAGGTAGTTAAGAATACGCCAGTAGAACCTGGGTACAGAATGTTGTCTGTATTTGCTACGTATACAGAGAGAGTAACAGGTAAACAAGCAATCGTAAGTGCTGATACTAAGCTAACGACTACACAGACAGTCGGAGCAGGGTTAACGCTAGACCTGTATTCTATTGGTGGTGAAATTATTGTCGACAACATACCAGATAAGGTAACTATCATTGGTGACGTTTATCAAAACGGTGAAGTTATTAGCGACGATAGAAGGTTCAAGTTATTTGCACAAGACCCAACCGTATCTGACACTAGTAACGTAGGTTATGATAAGGATGGGGGCCTAGGTTGGCGCAAGATAACAAATGAATCTGATGGTTATACCCTAACAGTTGACTTTGACGTTGTTGCAAATTCATCCTTAGGTATATCTATAAAACCAGAGGCCGTCCTAAACATACAGAATTATAAGTTACTTGCATACACAAGTAAGCAGTCCGACCTACGATACTTTACTATCCGTAATATGGACTCTCCTGTAGTGATAAGTATTGTCACTAAAACAGGTCTACTATTATCTGATAATACAACCAAGACTGACCTAACAGCATCTGTATTTTCTAGGGGAGCTGAGGTTGACTCAGACGGAAGTAAATATGTGTATAAGTGGTATGCTTATTTAGAGGACGGTACAGAGATGCCTAATTTTGGTGGAGGAGACTTACCTTATAGATTAGGCAAAACTATATCAGTAGCTAGAGGAGAAATACAAGGTAATACCTTAACAGTAATTGCCCAAGTGGAGAGTAAATAATGTATAATTAAGCCTAGGTTTACCTAGGCTTTTTTGTATGTGGTGCCGTATATTAGCAATTAAAAGCGAGGTTAAGAAATGAGCCAACTAGATGGAATAAAAGGCACAGGATTGCAACGCATTGAACTTGCATATTCTGGTGGAAGCTATAAGTTTAATGTTAATCCACAGTCTATCAGCTATGATAATCCTCATAGAGCAACGGTAGTAAAGACACAACAACAGTATGTTATTGAAGACTTTAATGATGATATCCAAACGATAACTATTAAGGGTAACACAGGTGGTCCTAGAAGCGGTGCTGAGGATGCCAAGAATAATCTTTGGAACTTCTTGGATAAGTATGCTAATATAGAGCCTAAGTATGGGCAAGCACCCACTGAGAACCTAATATTCTTTAATCACACAGAGGATATTTCATGGGAGGTAGTACTAGACCCATCAGGATACTCAATTACTAGAGATGTATCACATCCACTAATGTGGGACTACGAAATTAAGTTTATTGTCATAAGGCTTGCTGGAGGCCCTACCGCTGATGCACCTTTTGAGAATGAGGTTACTAGCTGGATATATGACAGCAGTAGATACCAAGATGATAATAGAACTAGCTTAGCAAATACTGAGATGAGTACTATTGTACCTACCTCAACTGTTTCTCTATATAATCCTATGATGAACTATAGTGACTTAGGCACTGGGAAGGAAAAAGGCACAGCTCAAGCTAACTCAAGTACGGGACTAACAAGAGCTAAGAGTAGCCTAGGAATTAATTAATGAAGTTAACACAATCAAGACAACTACTATCATTCATTTCAAGCCTAGGTCTTGAAATAGATGGTACAGTTAGAACACCATATTTCTCTGATTTACTATCATATGAATCTAAGTTTTATACACCAGAGCTAGTTTCTTCTAAACTTGGACTAGACATGGCGGGTATACTAAAGTCAGGTACAACATTCAAGTCTAAATCAGATAGTCAAACTAACGAGATAATTAGCTTAGCAAGACTACTTGACTTAAAAAATACTAACCCATTAGCATATAAGTTATTACAGCTGATTACACTAGAAGTATTCTCTCTAGTAGCAGTTATAGAAATTGCACCAACGTCAGCAAATGAATATAACTTAGATGATGCTAATAGACTTCATAATAACATCATGTACCTTAATGAATATCTAGGAAATGAGTATGCCTATAATGGTAAAAACACTAGAACACTAGAGCAATCAGTAGTTGCTTACCGACTAGTTAGAAAGTTAAAGGAACTTGATAAGGACTCAGCCTACATGTATAAGGTAATTAGTGGAAATACGCTAGGAGGTGGTAATAGTGCGCTATAGCAAATACAATATAAAGCAGGGTGATACGATTCAGTCGATAGCTCAAAGTTACTTTCAAGATATGTCTAAGTGGCATGATATTGTAACCTATAATAACCTACGCTACCCCTATCTAAGTGACACACCACAGCCTAACGATAGTCATGTACTGTCTATCGGTGATGAACTAATTATTCCCCTAGAGCAGGATGGGTACACACTAAATAATGTTGCCCTAAGAAGACAGGAACTAGATGCTATTACATCATACTCACTAGGAAGAGACCTATACCTAGTTAACCTTAATGATGAAGCACTAAAATCTAGGGGACAAACTGATGAGCTATTCAGTCTATCAACTTCTAAGAACGACCTTAGAACAGTATATGGAAATGATAATCTAATTCAGGCTATTGTACTGAGGCTAAGTACCAAGAAGGGTACGATGCCGTTACATCCAGAATACGGTAATGAGTTTCACTCACTACTAGGTAGCAGATTAACATATGACCTACTTAACAAGCTACAGGTATATATTCGTAAGGCAATTAACGAAGAACCTAGAGTTAAAGATAACTCTGTCAATGTGTCCTCTAAGGATGGAAAGACGGTAGATGTAGTAGTACACGTTAACCCAATTGATGCAGAAGAGCAGCTAGACATTGCACTTAGCTTGGCTAGTGACGGCTCTGTTATACTAAAATAAGGAAGATAATATGCTATTCAGAAAACAAGCAGACATCCTAGTTGATATGATTGACGGTGTATCAGTAGAGACTAACCGGTTAACTGATTTTAACGTCGGTTCAGCAGCTAGAGCATTGTTCGATGCCTTCTCAATTGAAGCAGAGAACCTATATATGCTAACAGTAGAAAACATTAGTGACGGGATTGAATCAGGGCTGATGTCATCATTTGATTTCTCACCTAGAGATGCAACATACGCATACGGAGACCTAAAAGTCACTTTTAATAACGACGCTACAACACAGATTGTTATCCCTGCAGGAGCAACTTTCTCAACAGGTGATACTAGTTCAAACTTAAAGTTTCAAACTAGGGATAGCTACATCGTATATCCAGGAACAAATACTATTAATATCACAGTGTATGCAAATACTACAGGAGCAGCTGGAAACGTTGAGGCTAATCAGATTAACTCAATAGAGTCTAATATATATAATGTAGCTACTGTAACAAATCCAGAGTCATTTCTAACTGGTAGTGATGCAGAAACCTATGAACAGACAAAGTCACGCTTTCAACTATTCATTGAATCATTTGGTAGAGCAACTAAGAATTCACTAAAGTATGGTGCACTAACTGTACCAGAAGTACATTCTGTATATGTGTATGAACAAGTAGGTCTAGTTACTGTATATGCAGCAGATGCTAATGGTAATTTACCTAGCCAAGTACAACGTAACGTAGAGCAGGTACTAGAGGACTATCGACCTGCTGGTATTCAACTAGTTGTATCACCTATGGTTAAAACACTAGTAGACGTAACAGTAAATGTTAAGTTCCTAAATGAGAACTTAGTCACACAACAGACACTTACTAGTCTAGAGCAGGTTGCTAGAAATCACCTAAACTCATTGGATGCTGATGCTGACCTAGTTCTATCTAAGCTAGCAACAGAGCTAATGAACTCAGATGATAACCTAGCTGACTTAGAGATTGTAGAACCTAGTGCTAACATAGATGTTGCTAATAATGCTATAATTAGAGCAGGAAGTATTATAGTACAAGAAATGGAGGATTAGACATGTCTGGGTACAATAAAGCAACATCAGACCCTAGAGGGCTATTCAATAGATTCCTCCCACCAACATGGCGTAACACAGATAGCTCTAATATCGTGCACAACGCAATTATCAAGTCTATTGCAAACACACTTGTATCTGCAGAATCAGACTTACTAGACTCTAGAGCAGAGTCATACTTAGAAACGGCATCAGGTATTTTCTTAGATAAATGGGGTAGCTTTTCAGGAGTTACTAGAAGAAAAGATGAAACAGATGACCACTATAGAGCAAGAATCAAGCGATGGTTTACTAAGAAGAAGGGTACTGTTAATTCCTTAATAGAAAATATTAAGGAAGAGTTTGAGGATATTGATGTTTATATCTATGAGCCTTGGCGTAATATCTTCTATACAAATAAGTCTGTGCTTAATGGTGTTGACCGACTACAAGGATTCTACTATAGATTTGCTGTTATTGATATTCACATCTCTAGCACTGTTGATGTGAAGAAGTTAGCTAAGCTAGTTGATAGGTACAAGGACGCTGGAGTTATTGTATACTTCACCTATGAAACTGGGCTGTCTATTACAACAGATGTCTACGATATTACAATGGACATTACTAGATTAACAGATACATCATATGATGACTCTCTAGTTGGTCGTAAGCAAACGCAGTTCCCACTAGGACAACCCAGGGATGACATTACAGATGCAGACCTATTCAAAACCAATGACTCTAAGATTAGCAGTAAAGACGCGTTATCCGGTAACCCACTTAGAGGGAAGGTTACATATAACTCTGCAGGTGCAGCTATTGTTGCTAAGAAGTACACGACAGATATGACTATGGCAGACGCTATGGTTGGTGTTGAAGAGTATGACAATACTATCTATGGTGCTTCTAATAACGCGGATGGTATTACATATACAATTGAAAACGCAGAGAGTACTGTATACTCTAAGGAACTATTAGATGCTGTATTCTCATCTATTAGCTTTAGCCTTAATCCTACGTTTAAGTATTCATATGATACAAGTAAGGTTAATAAGGAACTTAAGTACTATGTAGATACTATTCTAAACAATACTACGTTTAGATACGATATCTCAACTAATACTATCACTAGAATCACTTCTCAGATTACATCAGAAAGCCCAGTTGTCTATAACATGCTTAATACTGTTGCATCTAAGCTAAATGTCTACATTGACAACATAGGTAATTTTAGGCTTGCTACAACTTATGATAGTACTTTAGCAACTAAGTATAAGGACTTTCTAAAGCTATATACACTTTCAATTGACCCTCTAACAGGAGTACTTAGCTACACTAAGAATACAGGCGTTAGGCTAGATGCCCTTTCAGAATCTGATAAGGCAGAGATATATCGAGTAACAGGATTTAATGTAGCAGAGGACGGCATCCTAGTTTACACAACTAAGGATAGTGATAATCAAGAAATTAAGGCTATTATCAACTCTACTAAGTTAATGATTAATAGCGATGGGTTACTAGTAGGTAACACCCCAGCAATAGAACTAGTTGAGAATACTCCCTACGTCATCTCCAGAGATACATTCTTTATATTTGATTGGTTGTCATTTATTAAGCAAAATGAATCAGACCTATTCCTAGATAACTCTGCACGCTATATTAGGATTACAACTAAGGGCTCTCAATATGGGTTCAATATGCGCAGAGTTGGAATAACAACTGAAACTGGTATAGATGTATCTGATACAGCTAAGTGGATTAAGGTAGGTAGTGATAACGTTAACCTAGCTAATGGTACAATCATGTCCTACCCTAGTGTTTCTACGAGAAGCTATACAATGGACTTAGGTCAGGTTAATAAGCTAGCAACTATTACACTAACAGATAACTATGCAAGCAATATTAAGCGGGTGGTTGAGGTTTCTGAGGATGGGGTAACTTATCATAAGGTTGGCCAAGTTTACTCTAGAGGTGGAGATACTGTAGATGTTAATAGCTTCAATAATATTCAAGCAATAGGAACGTGGCTAAGTAATCACACAACATCTAATGAACTTATGTATAGCCTAAAGGATATTATCACCTCTACTGACATTTCACTCTATGACTTTAGCAATGAACGATGGGGAAACAGCATTCTACTTCCAAAGGGAGATGCTAAGGGCTCTGTATCTGTTGACAGCTCACGTAGTATATCAGATAAGGGACTTAGTGTTGTTAGAGTTACGTCAACAAAAACACCTTATCGACTAGATATGTTAAAATTTAATACAGGGTGGTTATAACATCAATGAAAGACTATGAAATGACTTTTGAGGTTAGAGGACATACGGAAACTGTTAGCGTTCAGGCTATGACACCAGAGCAAGCTATTGAAAACCTATGGTCCTCATATGGAATATATATTAAGATACTAGAGGTAAAGTAAATGGGAAAGGTTTTAGCACAAGCTAGTGCGACCGTCGGTAAGTTAAATGACGGAAGAACAAGTTATATTCACGTTGCATACGCAAACAGTGCAGACGGAAGCGCAAGCTTCTCAACAACTGACCCAACTGGTAGAGCTTATGTTGGAACGTTAACTGATTTTGTTGAACAAGATTCAACGAAGTACACTGATTACACTTGGTCGTTGGTTAAAGGTTCTGATGGAAAAGACGGTGCAAACGGTTTACCTGGTGCAAAGGGAGCTGACGGAAGAACAAGTTACGTCCACTTTGCATACGCAAACAGTGCAGACGGAAAGACAGACTTCTCAACAACTGACCCAGCAGGAAAAGCATATGTTGGTACATTGACTGACTTCGTTGAACCAGATTCAACAAATTACGCAGATTATACTTGGTCATTAATCAAGGGTGCTGATGGTAAGAACGGAGCAACTGGAGCTCAGGGACCAAAGGGAGCTGACGGAAGAACAAGTTATATTCACGTTGCATACGCAAACAGTGCAGACGGAAGCGACAGATTTACAACTGTTTATCCAAATTTGAATTTGATGGACAGTACTAAAGATTTTAGTGGGAATTGGACAAATTCAGGCAATTGGACAACTGATGGAACATATAAAGGGTTAACTGTTAAAAAACGAACTGCCGCTCTATGGCAGGGAATTTATAAAACATTTACTGCACCTAAAGATGGAACTTACACATTCTCCGCTTATGTTAAAAGTTCAGGAAATACAGCTAATGTAACTAGATATGGGGGAGTAAATAGCTCATCATCCACACTAACAAAGTCAATTGGCAATAATTTTGACTGGACTAGGGATAGTCTAACTTTAAATTTAAGAGTCAATGACACTGTATGGGTTAGGTATGAGATAACAGGTAGTGGGGCAGATTCAATTTTATGGACTGCTGGTCATAAATGGGAGATAGGTTCAACTGCTACTCCGTGGATGCCTTCAGCTAGTGAAGTCACAAACGCTGACTGGCCAAGCTATATTGGGCAATACACGGACTTTACACAAGCTGACAGTACGAATCCTTCTGATTACACTTGGTCACAAATCAAGGGTGCTGATGGTAAGTCTGTATGGTCTTATCCCTATAATCGAGGAGCTAATAGACCTGGAAATTGGTGGTCAGACTTGAAACCTGCACCTACAACGGATAATCCTCCTAAAGTTGGAGATACCATTGTTGACATGATTGGCAATATGTATCAAATTACTAATGTAGTAGTTGGAACCTCAGGAACTGGTGGTGGAACTTTCGACTACGGGCCACTATTAACAAGTATCAGGGGAGCAGACGGAGCTCAGGGTCCAAAGGGAGACTCAGTAACTGTTACTAGCACATCAATTCAGTATGCTATATCTACTAGTGGTACTTCTACGCCAACACAATGGTCAGATAGTGTCCTAGCGCCACAGCAGGGTAAGTTCCTTTGGACAAGAACTACAGTTACTTTTTCAGATGGTAAGAGCACTGTATCATATTCTATTGCATTCTCTGGTTCTGACGGTAAGACTGAGGATATTTCAGGGATTATTTCTAGCAATACGCCTCCGGCATCACCTAAGGATAACCAGTTTTGGAACGACACTAGTTCCGTTCCTAACGTGCTTAAAGTATACCGTGCAAATAATGGTTGGGTAGTTTACCAGTTCTCAGCAGAAAACATTGCGGCTAGGTCAGTTACGACAGAAAAACTATCAGTAAATGCAGTTAAGGCAGTTAACATTGATATGGCCGAGGTAACATATCAAGTAGCCGACTCTAGCAAGAACTTAGCTAAAAACACAGCACTATCTGACGTAGCTGGACTAACAAATTCTTCTGGTTGGACATTATCAAGTGGTGTTACACTAGTTAATAATGCTCTAGGTGGTACTAATGGTATTCTAGTCCCAGCAGGTACTACAGCAACATTAGTTAATGACCTATGGGACGCAACAGATGCTATAAGCGACTATGTACTAGGACTATGGGTGAAATCAGCAGGTGTTACTACGATTACTGTAGATGGTGTTACAGCAGTAGAAGGTGGTACGCACCCTATTACTACGTCTGGTGATGGTGTTTGGAATAAGACGGAGATTAAGTATGCATCAACATCTTCAAACGGTCAGCTAAAGCTAACAGTTAAGGCAATAAGTGATACCTACCTATCAAGAGTTATGCTAGCTAGGAGAGATACTAAGTTGGATGGTATGTGGCTACCTGCGCCAGAAGACGGTATGTTAAACACCTCTAAGCTTAATGACCAAGTTACCCAAAACTTCTCTCTTAGCAATGGACAACTTAAGTCTATTATTAGTAACCTAAATTCAGGTTATTCTAGCAACTTTACTCAAAACTCTGATGGTACTATTAATCAAATTACTAAGGGTAATGACCTAGTTACTGCTATTAATACGTCACCTGCAGGAGTATACATTAAGGGTGATAGGATTAGTCTTGATGGGACCGTTATAGTTACACAAGACTTTTACGCTTTAGGTGGTAACTTTAAGAATCTAAATGCAGATAATTTTACTGGTGGTAAGCTAAAAGCTGACTATATTGATGTAGCTACTGTAGTTACTCAGGGTTTGAACACAACAAATGCCACTATCGCAAAAACGTTAACGATGGGTAACGACGGACTAATAACTGCTAATCTTCAAACGCAAACATTGAATTATACAGACTTAAATCCTATAACAGGTGGAGTTACTAGTTACCCATATACTTCAACAGGAACATACAAGTTAGATAAAACAGGATTTACTATTTCATCAAAAGCAGTCTTTGAAGGAAATAGGCCTATTGTTAACGTAGGTGGTCACCCATACGGGATAAAAACGTATGAACCAAAGTTATATATTAATGATGCCTCTATAACATTAAGTAGCAGTAACGCAACAGGTCAAGAAACGTCACAAACTATTGATGGTACAAGTATAGCTCCAACTGTGGTAAGCATAACTCCATATGTAATATCTATGAGCGGTGGCGGACAGTATACTAGGCTATTTACGAATGGTTTGTCAACGAGTGGTATGATATCAGGCGACACGTTATACGTATCTCCTACTAGCGTTAAATACATGATAACCATGAGTAAAGGTAACATAACTATGCAGGGTATGGCTTCTGATGGGTCTAGAACAAAAAGTCTTAGGACTGCTCATAGACAATGGCCCGCATGGTTTGACCAAAAGTTTGATATATTTAGAGAGGGCGATATGGTTTATGGGACGGTTATGCAGCGTGCTAGACAGGATATACCACGTGATACTGTATCCGACGAATCATTGCCAGTTGGGTACAGACCCATATGGCAAGACTCTGTAGTAAATATTGTAAACTACATAGGTAGAGATACAGGGGTGGTTATTCGTCCATCAGGAAAACTAGCTACAGTTGGAACAGGAATGGCGCCATATACTGAACGCTGGAGCTTTTCATTCGTAACAGCAGACCCATTCCCATTTGGTGATATATATGGGCAATAACTTAATTTAATAGGAGAATATAAATGATAGATATTTCAAAAGTACAAACAGTAACAACAGATGAGCAAGCCTCGTTTAGTGTAGACTCAGCTGTTGGTAAGACTGTAACAGACGTATTAGATGCAACTATCATGAAGGCTGCACAGGCAGGAAGAGATTATGTAACTATTACGATATACGCTAAAGGTAAGGAACTTGTTGTTGCATATGACGCTGTAGTTGAGGTAGACCTAGACAGTATGTCCCTGGTAACACTTGGAAACAACATAAAGCAGGCATATGCTAAGGAAGGTTATAATGCATCTGGAGCATATTCTGCTGATAGCACAAACTATTACCTAACTATTTCATGGGCAAAAGACCCAGAATAAGCACATAGAAAGGCACCCATAGTTGGTGCCTTTTCTGCTATAATAAGATATACTAGTAAGTACGTATATTAGGGCATATACAAATGATAAGAAAGGTGAGTAACCAATGGCAACCGTTACAACTATTGGACACATAAATAATGCCATAAGATTTACCCAAAAGATAGGTAATATCTATGTAGGTATCGGACTAGGTGGAACGTCTAAAACCAATGATACTATTAGTAACCTATATGGGCTAAGACGTGCCGAGATGGTTTCACTAGCTAGAATGATAGACCCTAGTGAGAACTTCTCTGGGAGCTATATATCATATGGTGGAAATAAGTATGAGCTAATATCTCAGGGTGATGCCTATAAGAAAAATGCACACTTTATCTATGTAAAGGCTAGTTTAGCACCAGACGAGCTTAATGGTAATACTTATGATACTGTAGGTATCTATACAGACCCTAAGTTTAATCTGGGGGTAACAGGAGATATTATTCCTAGTGATTCAATAGAAAGCCCAGGGTACTTAGAAATGTATGATTCAAGAGAACCCGTAGATAGAACCACACTAAAGATTACAGAACAGTTTATTATAGAAGCATAGGAGGGTTTGTCCAAATGGCAACCATTGACAAAAAACAGTCCCCTTATTTTGACACATTTGATAGGGACGATAACTATACACAACTACTATTTAATCCAGACCGACCTCTCCAGCAACGTGAGCTTAATGAGCTACAGTCTGCCCTAAACCAAAAAATCCACGCACTAGGTGACTCTCTATTTAAAGAGGGTGACATTATGTCTGGACTAGATTTCTCCCTAACAAGAGATACAGGAAGCAATACGATTACTGTAGATATTAAGCAAGGGTTCATTTTCCTAAATAGTGAAGCACACTGGACACTAGGTGGCTCTGTAAAAATTCCAAGCACAGGTCGAGCATATATTAACGCTTACATTAACGAGAAGATTGTAACGTCTGAGCAAGATGCTAAGTTGAATGACCCAACACTAGGAGTACCTTCATCATCTGCTAAAGGTGCAGACAGACTAAAGTCAGAGGTTATATTTGTAGCTTACGTACCTAGTTCTGGTATTGCTAATGACACAACAACTGGGGCAGAGGTATATGCTTTCCAAGATGGTAATCTAAATGTTGTTGCAGATAAGCCAGGTGTATCTAACATCATGGATATTCTAGCAACACGAACGTATGAAACTAATGGGCACTATCGTGTTTCAGGTTATGATATTGTTATCAACCCTAAGCAAGATGATGTTAATAATGTTAAGTTCTCAGTTACTGATGGTAGGGCCTATGTTAAGGGGTACCGTGTCCAAAAGGAATCAGCTACGGCAATGAGTGTTCCTATATCTAAGGACTCACGACAGGTTATTAACGAGCCTGCGCTATACAACTCTGCTACAAATAGACTAGAGCTATCTCAGCGACCATTGAAGGTAGTTGAATCTGTTACTGCCTCTGTCCTAAAGACACAAGCAGTCTCTAGAACTAATACACTAGTCGACCCGTTACCAGCAGGTTCTTATGGTTCTGGTATTGTAGCTATTAAGAGTATTACTAGCTCTAAAGGAACAGTATATGGTACACTAGATAATCCTGCTACGTCTGCTAACCCAGCTGATGTTACGGTATCTGGTGGAAATAGCATTGTTTGGGCATCTGGTTCTAAGGTTATTCCAGCTACAGGTACTTCCTATCAAGTAACCTACTTGTACACGAAGATTATGCAACCTAATGTTGACTATCGAATTACAGTTGATAACAAGTCTACAGATGAGAATGGATTCTCTAGGACATACATTGACTTCTCTAGTATGAGTGGGGATAAGCCAACAACGCTATCTGGGTTCTCTCAAGTTAATACAACTTATGACTTCTACCTAGCACGAAGAGACTTAATCTCACTTAATGCTGTTGGAAACTTTGTTGTCACAACAGGTACTCCAGATACGATTGACAAGGTACAAATTAGCAACCAATCCGATGACTACACACTACCTATCGGTTGGGTAACAGTATACCCAAATGCAACAACAGCATCTGCTAATCCTTATACAATTACTAACCTAACGTTTAGAGACTTGCAGAAGATGCTAGCACGAGTTCAGAACCTAGAGTACAACGTAGGTCAAATGGCACAAGATATTACAGCAGCTACTGGACAAGACCCACTAAAGCTAAGGGGTGTATTCTCAGATGGATTGTCAACTATTCAACAGGCAGATGAGGCTATTTTCGGTGATGACACAAATCCATGGACAGAAAATGGTAAGCCAGTATCAGAAGTAGCACACTCATTCTCAGACGCAACGATTACGCTAGGGTACCAAAACGCTGATTACTACGGTACACCGAATATCAAGAGCACAACTGGTGCAGATAATGAGTTTACAAAGCTAATGAATTGGCCAGGTAAGATGGTCTCTGGTACGTATAAGAACATTAATGAGCTGTCACAAAAGATTGCTACGGGTATTATGAATGTTAACCCTTATGCAGTATACCCAACTCAAGATGGTAAGCTAACGCTGTCACCGGCTGTTGATAATCATACCGATACAACGCACATGACAGTTAATAATGTTAATTACAAGACGTTAAAGGTATATCGTTTCTGGAGACACGGTGGTCAAAACTGGACTAAGGACTCTCAGTATGTCTACGACCACCTAAATAATATTAGCTGGTCTGATGGAACGGCTGGTTGGGCACTAACAGGTGATACTAATGCTGGAGCACCTAGAAACGTAGGTAACTGGAATGGAACTGCTAAGGGTTCAATTGTTGAATCAGGAGGCCAGAAGACCGAAGAAGAGATGAAGAAGTATGCTCGTAGCATTGAAGTATCTTTCTCTGCTAAGGGACTAAAGCCTCTAGATGATAACCTACGTATTTACTGGGATGGTAACGGAGTAGAAGGCTCCCTAGGACTAGTAACAACTCCTGTATCACCCGCTACTAGTGGAAGTATTTCTGGAACTGTACGAGCAGATGGTAATGGTGTTGTAAATGGTAAGTTTACGGTACCTGCTAACCAGCCACAAGGAAAGCACAGTGTTATTCTTAAGACAGATACTAGTGGCGTAGCTACGTCGAGTGCTAAGGCAACCTATACTGCAGCATCTAAGGATGTTACAGTTACAGACATTATCAACACAACATTTATTCAGGCTGAGTTTGTTGACCCACTAGCTGAGTCATTCCAGTTTGAAGGAGACCGTGTGTTGACAGGTGTACAGTTGTACTTCCAATCTAAGGACTCTAGTGTACCTGTTAAGGTACAAATCAGGCCACTAGCAGACGGTGGTCTACCATCTAGTCAGGTTATGGGAGAAGCATTGCTAATGCCTGCTGACGTTAAGACTTCTAACGACGGTACTGTACCAACGATGTTCTCATTTGATAACCCAGTACTTATTGAATCTGGTGTTAACTATGCGTTTGTTGTAATGTCTAATTCAAACAACTACAACGTATTCTACGCACAAATGGGACAACGTAAGCTAGGAGCAGATACATCTGTTCTAGCATCTAACCCTTATGGTGGAACGATGTTTAGTTCTTCAAACGCTATTTCTTGGACAGTTCACCAAGATGCAGACCTAAAGTTTGATTTGTTTACGGCACAGTTCCGTGAGGGTGACTCAACTATTTTGTTTGACCCATGGACTCCTGATAAGAAGGATATTGGGGTGCTAACGATTCCTACGATGACTGAGGCTGAGAAGTCTAGCATTAAGATGGAATACCGAGTGGTACTAGAGTCAGCTAACTCAACAGCTACGCTAGACACTGCACCATGGCAGCCAATTGACCTTAACCAAGATGAAATTGACTTAGGTGGATACATTAAGCAAATTCAACTACGAATTACGTTTACTGCATCTAAGTACACATCACCATTTGTTACCCTAGACACAGTTACGCTAATGGGACTACTAACAGACCTTAACGGAACATATGTGACTAAGAACATTGACCTAGGTGATAATGGTACGTTTAATACTGTACAGTTCAGCTACCAAGTACACAACGAGAATGGTACTTCAGTAACGCCTAAGTTACACATTGGGCAGTCAGATACTGCTATTACTTGGCGTACTATGGATGAACTTAAGTCACTAGGTGCAACGGTTACTTCTGTAATCTCACAACCTAACGTGAACGGTTTCCAAACTGTTTCAACGACTGTGAGACTATCTAACTCAGTACCAGGTGTCGGTACCCTAGGTGCTACACTAGCTAAGTTTAGACTAGACCTACACTCAGATGTTTCATACATCCGACCACGCGTAAAGCAGATTAGTGTTGTTCTAACAGACGAATAAAACATTAGGGGAGCTAGGGAAACCTAGTTCCTTTTTGCATATACTTAAATAACATGTTATAATAATAAGATAAAGATAGAAATGAGGTTTAAACATGCCAGTACCAAAACTAGTGGATGGGGTTACTATCTACGTTATGACTGAAGAAGAAAAGAAACAAGATATTATTAGAAAGATGAAGAAGGAGGAGTATACTGAGTTGCCACCAGAGTCAAAGCCTTTGACTATAAGTCCTGACTCCACAGAGATAAAGGAACAACTAAACCGAATTGAAGGGAAACTAGACCTGATTCTAGCAAAAGGTGACAACTAGTGAAAGTTCATGTAGGGAATACTAAGATTTTTCTAGAGTTTAATACAGAGTCTGAACAACTAGTGGATATCTATGAGAAGTCCCTAATGCGATATACAGGTATTCGAGTAGATGGATTTCAATTCACTAGAGAGTATAAGGCAGGTGTATGGGATGGCTATACACACTTGTATGATAAGAAGACTCATATGCTACCAACTGGACTATGGCAGCAACTAGACGAACACTCTAAAGAGTTCCAACGTTCACACGGAGACTTTACATATGAATATCTAGACGAGCGTGGTGAGGAGTTTATCGACGAAGATGACTTCCCAGAAGAAATTAAGGTAGTTAAGGGTGACCAAGAACTTACACTAAGAGACTATCAATATGGCTCTGTTAAGGAAAGTATCTTAAACAGGAATGGTATTGTGAAGCTTAGCACAAACGCTGGGAAATGTGTGGTGTCACAGACTTATATTTTGACAGCAGAAGGGTACAAGCGTATTGGAGATGTCCTAGTTGAGTGGGGTGTTAGTCAGGACGATACTAACCCTAGGGAAATCCCAGCACAAGTAAAGATGATTAACCGCTATGGTAAGGAGGAAACTACAGACGCACTTACTGTTAATGGTGTTCGTCACGTTAACAAGATTAATACATTTCTAGGAATAACTCAGGAAGCTACAGATAATCACCCATTGTTGGTCATGAACAGTGAAGGCGATACTGAATGGGTTAAGTCAGAAGACATCGTTGTAGGTGACTACATAGTTACTAGAGTAGGAGATAACATATTTGGTAACAATACTAAGGTTACTGAAGATGAAGCTTATTTCATAGGGTTATTAATTGCTGATGGCTATATAGCAGGTGAAAACGGTATTGAATTAACCAATGACCAACCTGAGCTGTTGGACTTTATGGAAACAATGCTTAATGAAAAATATAGTAGTATGGGAAGGGTAAGGCGAGTAGGAAGAAAATGTAGCAAGGGTATTAATATTGTACTACGTTCCAGAGATGCAAGAAGGAGCCTTAAGGAAGAATATGACCTAGGTTATGTTAAGGCCATAGACAAAACTGTACCTGGATATATTATGAGCGCGCCGAAGCATGTACAGCTTTCATTTTTAACGGCTTACTTAGAAACTGAGGCTAGTTGGAATACAACCGATAAGCTAGGTATGGAGGTTACTTCTAAGTCTAAAGAACTGTTGCACCTAGTTCAGTTAATGTTATTTAACTTAGGTGTCGTAACTAGAATCACTGAGAAGCACGTTAAAAAGTATCCAGATAACGTGTACTACAGGCTAACATCTAGCTCAGTTTCAACTGCTAAACTATTACCTATGTTAAATTTTAAAACTAAGCAGAGAGTAGCACAAAGAGAAGAGTACATGACAACCTTCAATGAGAGAAAGTATCACAACAGTAGAGAGTCTGCAATACCTTATGCTAAGGTATTGCTTAAGGAATATGCTAATACGCTAGAAGGAAACGTACGTGGAAGTAAGAAGAGTATGCTTAACCTACAGCACCAATCTGCGTCTGCTGACAGAGTTCTAGAAGCCTTAGTTAATAACCATGGTGGTGATAGAAACCTATATGACTATATATTGGAGTTAGCTAGTGGTAACTATGTATTTAATAAGGTTACTGATATTGAAGATGGAGGTATGCAACCTACGTTTGACTTAAGTATGCCAGAAACACATAGCTTTATTGCAGAAGGAAATATCAATCATAATACGCTTACATCCGTAGGTATCATAAACACGTTATTACCTTATATGGAGGAGGGTGAGCGTATTGCCTATATTGTACCATCTAAGAACATATTTGAACAAGCCATTGAAACAATGGTAGAGCAATATGGTAAAAAGGACGTAGGGTATATAGGTGACGGCAAGTCTAAGATTTCTAAGATTAATGTCATCATGATGCAATCCTTATATGCTAAGTTAAAGAGACCAGATGGTGATATTAAGCTTACAGGTAAGAAACGTGAGAACCAAATATTTGCACAAGAGATTTATCCTAAGTTTGAACGAGTAACTAACCTTGTAACTAATCTAAGAAACTTCATTACTAACTATGATACCAAAGGTGTATCCTACCGAGAAAACATAAAGAAGTATCTAATTGACTTAGCCTATGATGACCATGTATCAGATGCTAAGATAAGAATGGCTTTTAATAAGGAACTAGTTAAGTATAAGAAGCTAGTTGAAAAGCAACTAGGTGATAAGCTAGATAAATGGCAGATGTACCAAGATTTAGTTAGGGATACTAGAGTACTTATACTAGATGAAGCACACCATGCTAAGGCAGATACTTACTACGACACCCTATTGCAATTTGACAACGCTATCTATAAGATGGGCATGACTGGTTCGATAGATTCTAAAGATAAGCTTATGGTGGCTAGACTAAATGCTATCTTTGACCGTATTGTATATGAGGTACGTAACTCAGAAATGATTATTAGAGGCGTGTCTGCTAAGCCGACAATTAACATGGTGAATATTAGAGAACCTATGGGACTTATGTCTAAGAAGAACTTCCAAGAGGTATATGCTAAAGGAATTGTATCTAATGAATCTAGAAATAGAATTATCGTAAACTTTGCAAATGCACTAGTTAAGTCCGGCAAACAGACCTTAATCATTGTTAACTATACAGAGCATGGAGAATACCTAGAGCAACAGTTAAAAGACCTAGGTGTATCTGTAGAGTTTAATCACGGAAAAGTTGAGTCTAGCAAACGAACAGCACAACTAGACTCTGCTAGAGCAGGGAACGTAGATGTTCTTATCGCTACTTCAGTACTAGACGAAGGTGTCGATATCTCAGGATTTAGAGCCTTAATTATGGCTGGTGGATTTAAGTCACCTAGATTGGTGCTACAACGTATCGGGCGTGTACTGCGTCGAAAGGAAGATGATAACACAGCACTAGTATATGACTTCATAGAGAGGACCAACGAAATACTGTATAAGCATTCAATGGAAAGAATTAGTATCTATGAAGACGAAGGCTTTGATGTTAAGTACCTAAATTAACCTAGAGACGATAATGTAACTTCCTGTTGCACTGTCGTCTTTTTTGTGTTATGCTAGTATTAGATAAAACTATGGAAAGGATACCACATACATGACTAACCTAGAAAAATATATCGAAGATAATAAGGCAGACCATGAGGGGATTGTCTACCTAAAGACATCAGTAGATAAATTAGCCAAAGCGTTAGATACTAGCGAGTCCACTATTAAGAGGCAACTTAATACCCTAGTTAAGAAAGGTAGTATTACTAAGGTAACGAAGAAAGGTAATAATGGTGGACTAGCACTATTTATGGCTACTGACCTAGATAAACTTAAGATTGCTAGGGAAACAAAACCTAACCTTAAGCTATCAGACCTATTGTTCCCTAAGGAGGGTACCTATGAACCAACAGGTGCTAGGCGTAACAAAGAAGAAATGGCTGAGTATAATGCTGAGAAGCTTAAGATGGCTAACGAAATTAAGCGCTATAATCAGCTATTCCAAGAAGCTTTCAACCACTTTAAGGGATTTGACTACAACGAAACGTTTGGTAAGCTAGATAATGCTAGTGAAGTCTATCGAGTATTCCTGGCTTCTAGAGTATACGATGCTTATACTATTGCCTTTGATAAGCGCTATCGTGAGTGGTATCGTGAGGATAAAGAACTAGGAACTAAGGTGAAGTATACTAGAGGTCGTGAGAAGATTTACCACAACTCAACTTATCGTTCACTTAAGGTGCCATTTCTAGGCACTAGGGCTTATACCTATGCTAAGAAGCTAGTAGATACTGCAGATATGCTCAAGATTAGTGTACCAGCATACGTATATAACATTATGGAGCGCTATGCATGGAAGAATGCTTATGGTTACTCTAAGCCCTACGTACCATCACTAAATCAAATTACAGATAAGAATCATCTAGAGATGGCACAGAAATTTCTAGCGCAACGTGAGTATAACTGGTTAGTTAATGGACACCAATACAGCTATGACACAATGAATAGCACAGATGTTATGTACGCAACTCTAGCCTATAACCTATTTACAGCAAAGTCAACGATTACACCTAATGATGTAGAGCCAATCTTTTCTCAAACAGATACAGCTATTGGCTATGCAAGGTTCTACGATTATGCCTTAGCCGAGATTGATAAACTAGACCTATCAGAAAATGATAAGTTCTGGTACTATCAATATGCTAAGGAGCAGGTAGCGTTAGCAGTTGGCTCTATGACACCTGCTTATAAGCGTATGAGTCCTATTCTATCTTACCTAGTAAATAACAACAATGGTATCTATAAGACCTATAAGGAGTGGGTAAAGGAAGATGGGGGAGATGCAACGCAAGCAGCTATGGACTTATATGGGTCTATCGGAAAGGATGTGAATACTACGTCTTACCCAATGTCACAGGAGAGCTATGAAGACGAAGTTATTGACAACCTAGATGATATCCAAGCTATCCATGATGAGTATAAAGCGGGTACAATGCGCGATGTGATGTCCCTAGAGTTGACACGTAAGAATCATTATGCTAGACTAAATGTACAACAGGTAATTAAAGAACTTACTCCAGTACTACGATTGTCTGATAAGGGATTTATTAACCGACAAGAAATTAAGGCGGAATTTTTAAATGAGCGTAGATAAGAAAACATTGGAACGACGAATTATCTTTAAGGCTATTAGGGAGCCTAACTTCCTAGATAACTTAAAGAAGAACCGAGTAGATTTATTTAAAGATAATGAGGAACTAGCAACTATCTACTCATCCCTAAAGGATTACTACACAGAGAACCCAGAAAAAGGCCCTTCTAAGGATGTTTTATCAAGCTATGTAAATAGTAAGCTAGACCGACAAGGAGTAGCTGAGAACGACCGCTATGATATTATGGATACGCTTAATCAAGTCTATGATTACTCAGAAGAAGACCAGAAGGTTTATGACTCTAAGATTTCAGACTACATTAAGCGTGAACAACTGCTAAAGTCAATTAAGACAATGGTAGCAAATGAGATGACACCAGAGAGTATTGATAAGTTTGAACGTGATTATAATAAGATTCAACTTACCTCTAATGCTACGGGTATGCACGAGTTTTACTCAATATTCTCTGACGAAGAGGCGTCTACTATTGGTAGCATGATTAAGGAGGTTAAGGTCAATCAGATTCCAACTGGCATTGAGGCTATTGACCAAGCATCAGGGGGCGGTCTAGGGCGAGGTGAACTAGGCTCTATCGCCGCACCTTCTGGTTTTGGTAAGACAATGTATATGACTAGCTTAGCTAACAGCTATATTGCTCAGGGTATGAATGTACTATATATTGCCCTAGAAGAACTTAATGGACAAATGTTTCAACGTTTAACTAGAGGTATGCTAGGAAAGATTGATGATGAGTATCCTAATATCCTAAAGTCATTTAAGGAAAACCAAGGAGGCTCTATTGAACGTCTTACGTGGACAAACAACCTAGCAATACTTATTGAACATGAGACTTATGCTAAGGTGCTACACTCTTACGAAGAATCTAAGGGTAATAAGCTAGGTGAGCTAGTATTTACACGATACTCACCTAACACAGTTACAGTGCCAGACTTGCGACAAATTATTAGCAATGTTATCACAACACAGGGTAAAGAAATTGATGTTATTTTTGTTGACTACCCTGATTTGCTAGAGTATGATGAGAGTGCTGGAGAGTCCGCTTCTGGAGGGCGATTGTACGAAGACCTACGAGCCATTACACAAGAGTTTAATACGATTATGTGGGTAGCATCCCAACTTAACCGTACAGCACCTAATGACGACGGCTTATTAACTGTTAAGAACGTATCTGGTAGTTTTCGTAAGGTAAATGCTGTTGAACTATGGCTAACTGTTAATACGAAGCCTAAGGAACGTGAAGCTGGTTTCTCTCGTGTCTATGTTGACAAGGCACGACATGCCCCTACAGCAACACAAGTGTTTAAGCTAAAGGTACAAGAGTTTACGAATAATATTAGGGACGAAACGGACCTAGAGTCAACTGCTCACGATATGGTACTTAACGAGAATAACTCAAAGCCAGAGTATCAAAAGAACCTAGAGGGCTATGAGAATAAGAAGGATAGTTTCGTAGACCGAGTAAACAAGCGAGGAGTTTAATATGAAATATATTGTCTTTAGTGACTTACATGCCCATGAGTTCACAGAATTTGCTAGGCCTGATGATGAGTATATCAATTCTAGACTAGCTAACATTGTTAACGCAGTTAAGGATATCTTTAGTATTGCTAGAAAGGAAAGTCGCACAGTTCTATTTGCTGGTGACCTATTCCACGCTAGAGGCTCTGTTAGGTCTGAAGTATTTAACTTTATCTTTAAAGTATTTCAAGAAAACACAGATATCCCAGTTATTATGATTAGGGGAAATCATGACGCATCTAACAACAGTTTAACATCACCTAGCTCTATTGAACCGTTCTCAGTATTCCCAAACGTTCATCTAGTGACACAACTAGAACATTTCGATTATCATGGGGACACAATTACAGCAGTATCCTATGGAGATGAGCACGCTGAGATGAAGGAATTTATCAAGGATAACCCTGCAGATATATTGCTGGCCCACCTAGGTATTGAAGGAGCTAAGGGAGCAGGTTACTCTAAGCTTGAGGGGGCGTTCACAGTAGCTGATATGTACCCAGAGAATAATCAAGTTGTCCTAATGGGACACTATCACCGTTCTCAGAAGTTTACGGATAACATGCTTTATGTTGGTAACCCAGTTGCACAGAACTTCTCAGACGCTGGAATGCCTAAGGGTGCTTATACGTTTGAAATAAATAATCATACCCTACAAGACCTAAAGTTTATTGACCTAGGTTATCCTATGTTTGAGGCAGTAACAGTAGCTAACTATAATAATGTTAAGGAAGACAGCTATGTTCGTCTAACAGCCTCTAAGGAGGACGTTAAGACTATGGAGCTAACAACAACTATTCCAGATAATGTTAGACTAGACGTTGCCTATGAAGCGGTAGACGATACCAGAATTAATATTAGTACATCTGACTCACCAGAGGAAGTTGCTAGACGTTGGTCTAAGGAATTTATGCCAGACCAAGAAACACTAATTGTAGATATGCTTAATAAAGTTCAATAACCTATTTACCACCTAGGATATTCCTTAGGTGGTTTTAGTGTTGACATAAGTCTATTCATATTATATAATTAGGTATAGACAAATAAGGAAAGGGAATAACTATGAAATTCATTAAGATTAAGGCTAAGAATTTCTTATCATTTAAAGAGCTTGAACTAGACCTAGATAACAGGGGTCTAATTCTACTCACAGGTAAGAACCTAGATGATAAATCTGGTACATTTGATAAGAATGGTATTGGTAAATCTAGCTTAGTTGCTAGTATCTTCTATGCACTATTTGGAGAAACACCAGATGGTCGGTCAGCAGATGCCATTATTAATAAGGACGCTAAGAAGAATGCTAGCGTTGAATTAACCTTAGAGGTATCTGGTAACACCTATGTGATTACACGAGGGCGTAAGAAGAACATCCTATCAATTACCTTAAACGGAGAACCTATGGAGTTCTCTACTATGAAGGAGACACAGGCTAATATTGAGCAAATCATTGGTATTCCTGAAGAAGTATTCCGAACAACATTGTTCTTTGATGGGCACTATACTACCCCTTTCTCAGAAATGACAGATAAGCAAAAGAAGGAGTTCTTATCGGCTATTGTAGACCTTAGTGTATATTCTAAGGCACATGATAAGACGAAGGAAGAGATTAAAGAAACTAAGGCACAAATTGCTTCTGTTGAGAGCAATATCACGATTGCTAGTGAGTCCTCAAAGCGAGAGCTAGAGAACGTATCCCGCCTAAGGACGACTAAGGAACAGTATGAGAATAATCTAATGACCGCTCAGGCAACTTTAGATGACTATGATGACCAAAACTATCAAACGTTGTCTAAGAGTCTAATAGAAGCCTCTAATGAGCTAGAAGAGGTATCTGCGTATAAAACTACAAATACATCACAAAATGCGCTTAGAGAGGCTCTCACATCCTCACAGAGGGTGTCTAGTGAACTAGCAGAACTACAATCAAAGCAGCGGGAGTTGCTAGCACATATAGAGAACCTAAAGTCCGTTATGAAATCAAAGATGGATATGGTAAAGCAATATGAGCAACTCAACCAATCATCCTATACTAAGGATAACTTAGTTACTTCTTACAACTATGGTGCAAATGGCAATCCAGTAGAAGTTATTGACACAATTATTCCTAGCGGAGCAACTAACTTGGATACCGTAGCTCGACTAAAGGAAGAATTAGCAAATCTTATTGCAGAGTATAAGGGTACTGATACTAGTATCTATGACCAACAAATTGCAGAAGCTACTGCTAAGCAAGATGTAGCACACCAAACTGTACAACAACTGCAAGAAGAAGCTAATAAAGAGATTGAGGCTAACAATACACTGAACGCTAGATATCAATTAGCCAACAACAAGGTTAATCAAATTAAAGAGCAACTTCGTAATGAGGAACAGGCTAAGAAGAACTTAGAGGCACAGGTATCTAGTGCTAAGTCAAGTCTAGATTTAGTTAACCAACAACTAGAATCATATGGTAATGTTACTACGGATAATGCAGAGTCTGTAATTGAAGAATTGCAAACTAAGAAGCAAACGTTAGCAACTAACCTAGTTAACCTAGAGAAGGTACTAGGTGCATTCTCTGATAAGGGAATTAAGTCACACGTATTGGACCTAGTAACGCCTACACTTAATGCGGGTGTTAATAAGTATCTAGGAGCGCTAACTGGAGGAGCTATTAACGTTGAGTTCTCAACACAATCTAAAAAGGCAGATGGTACTTTATCAGATAAGTTCGATATTTCAGTTACCTATAATGGTGATGTCATGAGCTATAATGCACTATCTTCAGGTGAGAAACGACGAGTAGACGTAGCTATTTCTCTAGCACTACAGGATATGGTTATTCAGCGATACGGAGCAGATGTTAACTTGTTAGCATACGATGAGTTATTTGAGTCACTAGACGCAACTGGGGCTGAGAACGTGGTAGAATTATTAAAGAGTCGTATTGAGAAGGTAGGAACAATTATCGTTGTATCTCACAACGAGGACCTAAAGCCTCTATTCGACAACTCACTAGAAGTAATTAAAAAGGATGGGGTATCAACCCTAGAAGGTAACTAGTATTGAGAATTAAAGAAGTATATAAGGGAACGGTCATCCTAGACATCGGAGACCCAGATAATGAAGAAGACGTCGTGTCATTGTACATTAATAATACCAACCTAGTAGAGTGGTATCCAGTGGATAAAGGGCTTGAATATACATTTTATAAGAACGAATTGGTTCTAGAACCTAATGCAGGTTCTAATAGCTATAATCACCCTAGGAGTGTACAGGCTAGGACACCCGTGGATAAGGAAGAGTTAGAATATGGTACTGTTCCAGCTATTGAGAACGCTAATCGAGAAATTATTGATGCAGCAATTAAGCTGTATGACCTTGAAGACCCAGAGGAATTTATCTCTAGGGCAGATGTAGAAGATGCAATTAGTCATGGCTTTAGTGTACTTCATAAATACGAACATGAGGCCGATATGGTTAAGTTCTACGAACGTAACGAGCTATTAGAAGAACGTAAGCTAGCAGAACTATCAGAAGATATCGAATTAATCGGTAAGCTGATACAGTTCTACTTGTTGTACAGAAAGGTAATGTAAGCATGAATGAGTTTCTAGCAATGCTATCAGAAGAACTAGGTAAGTCTATTCCTGCAGGAGATAATACACGATTCTGTTGCCCGATTTGTGGTGAAGAGAAATTCAAGTTCTATGTTAGAAACTCTACAGGTGTTTACCAATGCTTTCACTGTGGTGTATCAGGTAACGCTATTAAGTTCATGGAAGTATACTATGGATATACATATGGACAAGCAAAGGAACAAGTAGAAGACTGGGTTGGTGATGAACTAGACGCAGAAACAACAGAACGTTTCTCAGAACTATCAGATATGGAATCATTGTACCTAGCAATTATAAAGGGTAAGGATAAGAGTAAAGAGAAGGCTAGTACACCAAAGAAAACTATTCCTCTACCAACTAACTTAAAGCTACTTAGGGATAACATGAACAACCCAGAAGCATTTCCATTTCTAGGCTACTTGCATGATAGAGGGGTTACCTTAGATGAAATCAATACACACCTCATTAGTTATGTTACTGAGGGAGATGTTAGGAAGTCTAATAAAGATGCAGAAGGAAACTTTGAGTACTTTAAGATTAGAAACTCTATTGTATTCCTAACATTTGATGATAATGGTAATTACTTATACTGGAACTCACGTTCAATTGAGCCACACCCAGTTGTTAAGTCACTTAACGGACCAGCCACTCTGGAAGAACATTCTAAGAACGATGTTATCTTTAACCTAAATAGAGCTAAGCTAACAGGGACAATTGTTATCTTTGAGGGGGTATTTAACGCACTTATGGCTGGGCAGTCTGGGGTAGCAACCTTTGGTAAGATGGTAACAGATGACCAATTAGATAGACTCAGAGAGGTAGCATTAGATAAGCCAGAAACAAATTTTGTGGTATTCCTAGATAGTGATGCACGTAAGCAAGCATCTCAACTAGCAGAACGTATCCATAGATTTTCTAACAATGTTTATATTGTTGATAGCCCATATGGTGATAAAGATGCCAATGACTTAGGTAGAGAGATAACAGCAGAGTTAATAAGAGATGCTAAGCCTTATACAGATAGTAATGACCTAGCACTGCTACTAAATGGTTTGACATTATAGCAAGCGCATGTTATACTAGTATCATACTAGAAAGGAAGGGCTTATGATTGACGAGTATGTTGCAGCTTACCTAGATGCAAAAACAGATGAGCAACGACAAGAAGTTACTAACCATTATGTTGGACTAGTTACACTAGAGGAAGCACTACCAAAGATTGCTGAGCTTATTGGTGACCTAGACGGGCAACAAGAGTTAGTTATGAACATGGCAAGTATGTTCACAGTTGCACTAGCAGATACTATTGTACAAACAGGGTTAATTTCAAACCCAGATGCATTCTCAGAAGCATATATTAATAACCTAGATAAAGGATGGGATAAACTTAATGAGCAAGCACAAGACTAATCAAGAAATGACGTTTGAAGCACAAGTAAAGGAGACAGAGGTAAAGGAAATGTCACAACAAGTAAAGAAGGACACTCAAGTCGTAACTAACGAGGAATTGGAAAAGTTGTTGCCTATCGTGGCTGGACAACCAATTGACAAGGAAACTAATAAGTGGGCTGAAGAGGTTATGCACCGCCAAGTTGAGGTGGGTTCTGTTGTTCAATTGATTGCTATGATGCTGGCACCTACTAAGGAAAACTTGTTGGGTAATCAATATGCTATGTTGGACACACAGGACGTATTCAAGCGTACGTTGATTGCTAAGGGTGTTGTAACACAAGCCGACTTCGATAAGCAAGCTAAGGAAATCGTTAAGGAACGTGATGAGGCCCGTGAAAAGGCACAAAAGATTATTAAGGAACAACTGGAAGAAAATAAGAAGACTAATGCTCACGGTAAGAAGCATGCTAAGCACGGTAAGAATAATAAGTAGTATCACTAGGAACCCACACAGGGTTCCTTTTTTGTTATAATAGACTTATAGAAATAAACACAAAGGAGTAGACTTATGGCTACAGTGGGTAGGTCGGCAAGACTTAAGGGAAACAATTTTGAATTAAAGATTTCTAAGCAATTAACTGCATGGGCTAACGACCCTAACGTTAAGTTCACTCGTTCTCCAGGTTCGGGAAGCTGGGCATCCAGTCATGGGGGTCTAAGCGGAGATATTGCGGGTGATATTGCTACTGAGGCACTATGGCCATTCTCTATGGAGCTAAAGAATCATGAATCTTTTACCTCACTGGACACCATCTATCATTCTCAGGCTAATATTCAATCATTCTGGAATCAGAACCTAGGTGACGCAGTTAGAGTAAGTAAGGTACCTATGTTGATTACGCACCGTAATCGTTCTAAGGCATATGTAACACTACCATATAGCCCAATCATACATAAGGATTTTCTAACGAATAACTTAGATTATGCTATCTTTAATATTAGATGGCACCATGGAGCCTTAGATAAGGATTTCAATACTGAGGTGATTACAGTTGTACTAGAGGACTTGCTAGCAACCTATAGTTATGAAACACTAGCAAATAACGATAAGAAGATGTTCTCTAGGTGGTACGCTAACTTAGATAATTTAAAGGAACTAGCCTAATGAATAGAAAACATAAGAAGGAACGTCGTGGAGAATCACAGCGTGTCTATGAAACAAGACATGAGATTGACAGGTTTAGAGAAGAGTATCTAGCAGGTATCATAACTCACCTAGAGGTTGTTAGTGTTAAGGACAGAGAATTTGACGCACTACATATCTTTACTATTATTAAAAACGGTAAGACCCATGTGTACCCTATCAGGAGTACAGAGGTATCCAAGCAACTACTAGTAGCCCTAGAGGTTATCTTCTATGTAGATGCTGATACAGGGTTTATAGAACAAGGCAGTGATATTGGAGAAGCAAATTATGACAATTAATATTATTAGCGACGCACTAGATGACTTCTATGTTGTCCTAACAGATAAGAAGGGTGTTGACCTAGCATCACTAACGATGGCTAATGGTCAGGTAACAGACCTAGTTCTACTACAGAATGTCTCACCAGCTAAGCTACGAGATTTTATCTATCAAGTAGGAAAGAAGTATAATCTAGCAAAAGGGGTTGCAGAATGGCAAGAGAACGACGACTAATTATTGGTAACGCAGATAAGATTTTTAATCTTAACTTTGAGCACGTAGACGAACGTAAGGAATACATTGACATCTTACCTAGTAATGCACTACAGGTAAAGGCAGACCTTACCCAACTGCGAGATGACTCAGACGGATTGCCTATTAGAGATGGTAATAAGTATATCATTTACCACACTAGCAACATGGACGATGAACTAGTAGAACTAGTATTCCGCTATGGTGGGGAGTGCATCTACTATACGGATACAGTAGTACCATATAGAGTATCAGAATTAATCTCAGAGAACAGATATACTTCTGAGGCTATGTATGCTTATGGTAGTGGCTTTGATGATACACGCTCACTTAATGTAGGCAAGACGTTTGCAGCTGGTAAAACAGCTCTAGATATCCCAGTAGGTGACTTGACAGCCTATGATATTCTAATGGAGCTAGACCACCTAAAGTACTCTGCAGATACGGTGTACTTCTACCTAGAGGAGCAATCTAAGCAAGGTGACTATAACTATGAATATGAGTGGTTTGTTGACCTAAGGGACGCCCTAGCCAACTGGAAGATGAATATCATTATGATTTATAACACAGAAGAGGAACTAGACGGCCTATTCAAGCTAAAGGAAAGAGACTCGGCTATCAGGAAGTCTAGCACGGTCTGGTAGAGGTAACTATATGACAGTAAATACACACAGCTTAGCTCGTTCTATCAAGGCTAAGACAGGAACCAACATGAAGGAAATTGATGCTATCTTAAGAGCATTATACGATACACTAGAGGAAGAGCTAGACGCAGGCCAAGTTATTAAACTAGGTGATATGCTAAAGTTGGAACTAGAGAATAAGCCAGCTAGGCAAGCGTGGGACGGTGTACACAAGCGTAGCTATACTATCCCAGATAAACGTAGGCTAGTTATTAAGAGGCTATCTAGAGTAACTAAATTGGAAAATAAGGAGACTAATTAGACAAGTAAACTTATAGCTAGGTACTATTGACAGTATCTAGCTTTTACTGTATACTTTAGTTACTAATAGAAAAGAGGAAATAACTTATGGTTAAAAAGATTATTGATGTACCAGATAATACGGTAAAGATGCATGTAACATTCTTTAATGAAGGGTATGGTGTACAGGATACCATGGTAAGTGCCGGTATGCTAGATGATGCACCGACAGTTGCAAAAAGTGCAACAGTCGTAAAGCGCGTTGTTGAGCTACCTACTGCAGAGATAGAAGATATCAAGGAAGCTTACAAAACGACTAAGGATAATGGAGAGCAAACAGTGTTTGGCTTTCTATTAACTGCTAGCGACATGGCAATCCAGACAGACTTTGACTTGCTAGCAGACTGGTACCTAGGGCACGTTGAACTTGTACCAGACCCTAATGTACCAGAACAGACAGAGGAATACTACGTACAAACAAACCTAGGGGTAGTTGTTAACAACGAGTATAACGAAGGCAATATTAACTTGTTAAATTATGATGTTCCTAAGGACAAGGTTGTTATGACTGAGAAAGAAGCAGATGAATTTGTTAAGAAGCTAGCAGCTCTTAACGCACGAAAAGTTAAGGTAGATGAGTGATGAAGATTCAGAATTTATTGTTGAATGATACACCGGTGTTTAGCGTTGGAAATTATTTTTACGAAAAAGTCGTTTCTGAAATTATTGAATTTGACGATTTCTACGAAGTTCATTACAAAGATACGAAGTTCGTTTCACGTATCAACAAAGCGTTTGTTGTTCAAGTTGACTTGGTGGAGGTGGATGAGTAATGGCAATTGCAGGAGTTAAACCAGTTGACGTTGACGTGTTTCACGTCAATGAAGACCAAATCGAAGCAGTGATTACTGGTAAAGGCGTAGATGAGACGACAGAATTATATACTCATAATCAAGTGCGTGACATTTTGCTTAAATTTGATTATTGGCGTAGGCATGGCGGCAGCGGATTTGTTGTTGATTTCATGAAAGGGGTAAAGTAATGGCAATTGCAGGAGTTAAGCCAGTAGGATATGCAACTAGTGAACTAGGTAGTCTAGAATATGCTAAGACATCTATCACAGATAATGCTATGCTACCAATTAGTCTTACTAGTGGTACCGAGCTGTATACTACAGAGCAAGTAGAAGAGATTCTGCTTAAGGCGGCAGAGTACTGGATTGACGGATATGATTACTATAATGACCAATTTACAACAGTAGACTACGACCTTGAGGTACACGACTTTATGAAGCCACAGGAGGAAGATTAATGTCAATGGATTTTGATGAAGTACGACAAATTATCCTAGGAAATACACTAGGGGAAGATATTGATATGTCTAGATATCACGAGGATTTTATTATCGAGTCTGATGGTGTCCTAACTGGACGAGAACAACTACTGTTCCTACTAGGTGAGCTTAGGGATAACTACGTACCTAGGGTAGAGATGACAGAAGGTGAAGCTGATATTATCTTAGGCTACCTAGAAGACCCTGAAGAACCTAAGTTTTCTCAGCTACTACATAGCATTAACCGTATGGGCGGTTTTAGGGACGAAGGAATGTTCCGAGACTTATCTGAGGAAGACCTTATGCAGGCGTGGTTGTATCCAGAGTCAATTAAGGTGGTAGACTGATGCTTAACTCGGATGTATACGCCCCTAATTTTGTACATCATATGGTTGAAACATTTCCTGATACAGAGGGTTGGTTTAACAAGCCCCTACAAGATGATGGAATTGACGTGGAGGGGTTTGCTAAGGCACTAGGGTTAAACATAGTTTTTAGCGATGATGTCAATGAGTATCATACTGATGAGTTACTAAATGGGCATACAATAAATGTACCCTCAGACGCAGATATAGAGCACCGCAGGTATCTAATTGCTAGGGCAATTGGCTTGCTAATTAGTGTAGACAACTAACATATAACCTAGGTGCCTTGACGGTATCTAGGTTTTTGTGCTATACTAGGCTCATAAGCAAAGAAAGGAAATTAACTATCTAATGTCAAAGCAAAAGATTTTATTCACCTTAGCATTTCCTAAGAAGCACTTCTTCAAGGAGCAAAACGGTGAAATCATTGATAACTTTTTCAATACAACTGAGGGTAAAGACCTAAAGGCAACAGTACGCCAGCAATTACGGGAGGAAGGTGTTGAGGGTAGCCTAGAGTACCACGTAGCCTATGCTTATCCACTAATTCCACAAATCCTAAAGGATAATCCACGTAACCCAGAGCGTGTTTCTTATAAGAAGCCTACGATTTCAGAGAATAACAAATATAAGGACGCATACCTAGATAAGATTGTAGAGTACAACCCAGATATTATCATCCCATTGTCTGGAGAATCTGCTAAGCCATTGCTAGGAATCTCATCTCTAGCTAAGCTACGTGGACAACCTAAGGAAGTTACTATCCGTGATAAGTTCACTTATTGGGTACTACCTACTTATTCATCTGCAGCTACCTTAGTTAACCCTAATAACAAGCCTTACCAAGAGCGTGACCTAAATAAGCTAGCACGTTTCCTAAAGGAAGGACCTTCAGCTTTTGAGGCGGTACAGAAGAACTATCGAATTGTACCTAATGATATTGAAGAGGTTGCTAGCATCTTCCGAGAGGCTTTCCAACACGGTAAGACTGTAGATGACCCAATTGCTTGGGACTATGAAACATCTAGTTTGAAGGCAGAGATGGAAGGGTCTAAGATTCTAACGATTTCCCTAGCATGGGCAGGTAATGATGGGTTAACGATTCCAGTTAACCATTGGGAGCAACCATGGCAACCAGCAGAGCAAAAGAAGATTAACGCAATGCTTAGCTTGTTCCTAGGAAGTGACCTATGGAAGGTTGGACACAATGTACAGTTTGATGAGCGTCAATCTAAGTTCTTGATTGATAAGAATATTACATTCAAGAACACCCTAGACACAATGGTAGGGTACTTCCTAGCAGTTTCTCAGGAGGAAAAGGTATCCTTTGGACTAAAGACTGTTGCCTATGAATTTACAGACCAAGGTGGGTATGAGCAACCACTAGACGACTATAAGGACTGGTTCTTGAAGTTCTTAGTACAGGTAGAAAAGGCTAATAATGGAAAGCGTGACCCTATCTCAGACGAGGATTACCTAGAGTGGTTCACAGAAGACAACCGTAAGGTAGCTGATAAGTGGGCTAAGGAATTACTAGAGACATATGGTGAAGCTAAGCTAGTAAAGAATCCTGCCGATGGGGAGAAGTTTAGCTATGAATGGATTCCTTATGACATCCTATCACGTTATGCCGGAGGCGACGTTGACGTTACCCTACAAATCCACCACGGGTTGCTAGACAAGTACCTTAGAGACGCTCCTAAGTTGTATAAGCTATACACAGAACACTACCCAGCGTTGCTAGACACACTAGCAGACATCGAAGTCTTTGGTATTCAACTAGACCGTAACCGTATGAACGAGATGAAGGAAGCCTTCGAGACTGAGCAGGCGCGCCTTATGGCGCTAATCATGCAGGACGAGAATGTTATTAAGGTAGAGGAGTTCAAGGAAACGCAATATGAATTGGGCCTAGAGGAAAAAGCTAAGCCCGTTAAGGAACGAGATGCTGATACCTATAAGTTATACAATAAATACCGCAAGCCCAGTGATAGGAAGTTCAATCCCAGCTCCAAGCTCGATTTACAAATGGCTTTATATGGACTTCCAGGAATTATGCCACCAGCAGAAGACGCTTACCTTAATGGTGAAGGTAAAAAAGTCTTAAAAGCTAAAGGGAGTCTTGCGTTAAACTATACTCACTATTCAACTAGTAAGGACTCACTAGACTGGCTAGCGGGTGCGTACCCAGATAATAACCTAGTGAGTCTGCTACAGGAATATATTAAACTAGGGAAGTTAAATTCGACCTATACTCAAGGGCTGCTAGATAAGACAGATAGCCATGATGTGCTACATGGAAATTTGAAAGCAACTGGAACCGCTACCGGCCGTTTGGCTTCTAGCGGACCTAACCTTTAACTTTGGAGGTTATAAAACACGGTGAATTGACGGGAAACTCCTAAAGCTAGCAACACGAAACTAGGGTGGAAACATACCTAGTGGTTCCTGAGAAAGACAGGAAGTATCGTAAAAGAGTGCTAGATGAACAATGGACAATCCGCATCCAAGCCTCTGAATGTACACTAAGTAAGAGGAAGGTTCAACGACTAGAGATTGAGTCAGTACAGACAATATAATCTCCACGAGTGCCGTGCTAGGAATATAGATGTTCCTACGAAGATATAGTCTGAACTTATGTGAAAGCATAAGAATACCTGGTTAAATGCTAGGTAGATAACAACATTACAAAATTTCCCTACACACATTAACGACCCACGTCGTTTTGATTACAAGTACCCTATCAAGTCAGCTATGGTACCTAACTATGAACTAGGACATGATGTCCTTGTTCTAGCTGACTTTAGCGCACAGGAGGTGTTGGCAGCCGCTATCATTGCTAACGACGAGACGTTGCTACAAGCGTTTAAGGATGGTAAGGATATGCACACTGTTGTGGCCTCTATGGCCTTTGGCCTACCAGAAGATGAAATTCCTAAGGATTTGCGTAAGCAAGCTAAGGCTGTTACCTTCGGTTAAAATAGCCGCATAATTCCAGTAATGGAATATAGAAAAACTCTGTTAAACGGGCATAGCTGAATAACTACCCTTATTAGTTGTTACTTATGGTATAATAAGTATGTAACTAATAAGAAAGGAATAAGCTGATAAGAGAAGCTAAGTCCCGTAGGGGATATGCTGACCTACCGTGCTAAATAAAACTATGTTTATAAGTTTAGAAGAAAGAAAAGAAAATCCTAAGAAGGAACTCTTATTTAACAAGCTAGCAAGAGTTAGCTATAAATTAAAGGATAGAGTATTAAACCCTAAATTCAAACAGTATAAAAACTATGGAGGACGAGGGGTAACTATGGATGAAAAATGGTTAACTTCTAAGGGATTTATAGAAGATGTAGACTCTATTGACGGATGGGATGAAGAGAAATTCCTAGCAGGTGAGCTAGAACTTGATAAGGACATTAAGTTCAAGGGTAACAAGGTTTATGATAAAGAGCATACTATGTGGGTAACACATAAGGAAAATATGCAATACCTGCCGGAAGTTCAGAAACCATTTTATGCATATAATGAGTATACCCAAGAAATAAAGGAAGGTTTTAACCAAACTTTATTTGCCATGGAGAACAACCTAAATAAGGCCGTTGTTAGCTCTGTTATACAGGGCAGAAAACATCGAGCTGGGGACTGGTGGATGTGGATAAAGGGGACTAATCCACCAACCCCTATCAGGTATCACTACGTAAACGAAAAGGGTGAAGACATATGGGATGTAAATCCTAGAAGACTATCTCTTAAGTTAGGGTATAATAGGGCTTACATAACGAATAGAATTAACCATCCTGATAATCTAAGAATTGGCCATAAAATATGGGTTGAAGAAATAAATCTAACAGAACTTATAAACAAGTATAAAATGCCTAACGACTAAGGTGGTCTAACGACCTAAGAAAACCTAGATTGTTTCTAGGAAGTAAAGCAGAGCCTCCCTAGCGGAGGATGATATAGTCTAATCCCCTAATAAATATCGGGAAACCGAGGGTATAAATGATATTATACGGAAAGAACACTGACATGCTTTATAAAGACCTAGAAGTACGTAATGAAGACATGTCAACGCGACCTATGACAGAAGCAGAAGGACAAGACCTAGTTAGGAAGTACTTTAGTGCCTTCCCTAGCTTCAAGCGCATTATTGAAGAAGCTCATGAAGAGCTACGCCAAGATGGATATGTAGAAGTTCCTAGCGGTTTCCAACGTAAGCTGGGTGCTATTAACTCTAGTAATTTTGCAGACCAACAAGGTGCCCTAAGGCAGGCGCTAAATACTAAGGTGCAGGGCGTAAGTGCATACCTTACTCAACTAGCCTTAATCAATGTAAATAGAGCATTCAAGAAGCTAAATATTGATGCTAATATCACCGTAACTGTCCACGACTCGATTGTCGTTTCTACTAAGCGAGAGTTGTTGCCTAAGGTCATTCATATCATGGAGCGTATGATGACTGAGCTTAACACACCATTCCTAGATGTTACGTTAAATGGTAAAAAGGAACACTTTAAGCTAGCCCTAGAGATTGACATCTCAGAGCAGTATAACGATGAGAGGCCATACGTAGAAGATGAGGTTGTAAATGCTAAGTCTACAGCGGGATACTTTGAATACTACGACCTTGTTCAGAAGTTAAATGACAAGCATAGTTACAAGCTGATTACCGATGAAGAGTATGAAGCTGAGTTTGCTGAGCTAGAGTCACAGAAGCAATATTACATGAATAAGTAATCCCTAGAGAGGCAACATATAAGATGAAACTAACTGGAAGAGTTAGCCTAGAAGAGCTAGATGCTTACGCTCACTATATGGGGTTTTATAGTTGGGCTAGTTACAAACTAACCTTATCAGACTATGAAATAAACCTGTTAATTATCGCAATTTATGAAACACGTAATTTATGAAACACGGAGGGAAGACTAATGTCAATTTCAGAACCAAAGACACCCCTAGGGGTCGTTATCACTAAGTAACCATAAGGAATCTAGTTGACAGCTAGGTTCCTTTTTGCTATACTTAAGATATACCTAAGGAGGAATACAATGAAATATAAGGAGTTTAAGCCAGGTGATAAAGCCACCGTAGTGGTGTATCAAACACCGCTAAAACCGACACTAAGTATTTTTACAGCAACCGTAGACTCTGTAGAGGATGGGATAGTTTCGTTTGACGACCCTAGAGTACCATTTGAGGCATTTTACTATAACGACTGGCAGCAAAGATGGCGGTCAGTACTAGTTGACCCTATGCTAGGACAACTAGCAACACTAGTGGAATCTGTTGATGAACCTATCAACATGATGCGACAGCGACTTACGGAGTATGGTGCTAGCATTCCCGCAGAGGACTACGAGAAGGCGAGTTGGATTCTAGCTAACCTAGACACACTCCCATTGCCAATCCTACGATGGGCATTTAGTCAGCTTAATTACCCACCTTACCTAGGTAAGGTCGTTGACTTATCTAAGGAAGCTTGGACATACGAAGCTAGTCACCCAGACGCAATAGGAGTACGCATTGAGGACACCTACTACAGCCCATATGATTACAGAATCGAGGAAGACTAATAAATGTATACGTTAGTACTATTAGCGCCTTTTGTATGTTTCTCAGTCCTTGTTATAGTCATGATATCCTTTGCTGATAACCTACATAAAGGTAATCCAACAGGGGTAGCCATACTTGTGATAGTTGGCATAGTTGCTATCTTTTTTATGGTCGGAACTTATAAGTCAGCTACAGCTAGTACAGAACAAAATCTAGTTATCAGAGAGAGTGGTAAGGTCACTAAGGTCATTAAGAACGTCCATAGTGTAGCCTATACTGGTAGAGGAAGCATTATTATGTTTACCTATCGGAATGGTAGAGTAGGTCAAGTTATTCAGGGCTCAAATAGAAAAGTTACTATTGAGAAGGCTCATGAGTATAAGGAACCTATGGGTACTCCTAGAAAGGATAACTTTAAGAACATCGGTAGTGCTTATCAGTATAAACCTATTTCTGAGTACAACAAAGATAGGTAAACCTAAGGAACCTAGTTGACAGCTAGGTTCCTTTTTGATATACTAAACATATACTAATAAGAAAGAAGGACGTAACTATGAGACGACCAGACCGATGGTACGTAGTCCACACGGACAATCCTAGCACGTACCTAGTGTACAAGAAGTACCGACACCTAAAGGAGTATGCTAGTGAGGTGACAGGAATTCCCTATGAGGACTTGCTAGATGTCACTCTAGGAGAACTAAAGACCTATATGGATGTCACTAGAATTAAAGTAAAGCTTAATAAGAAGGGTGAGCTCATGGCAATCCTAGGAGACACCTATAACAACCTACCATTATCAGAATTAACCTATATGGACTAAGGAGGGCTACACATGACAACAAATAACTTAGCAGACCTAGTAGATGACAAGCCTACTAGAGACCATGTTAACTGGAAGATTACTACAGAAGAGCTAATTGAGCTACGTCAGAATGGTAAGAGTAATGCTGAGATTTCTCGGATTACTGGGATGCCATATAATACAGTGGCTTCTAGATTTTGGCAGTATAAGAAGGCACATGGAAGCATCCCGAAGGCGCCTAGAAGTGTCCCTAATAAGCAGGAAGTAGAGTCCTCTAAGGAACCAGAAGAGCCTAAGGAGCAACCTAAGCTAACCCTAGCACAACGAATTAAGGTGTTATTCACCGGAAAGGTAGACTAATGAATGTATCTAAACACGCACTAGAACGATATGCAGAACGTTATATCAAGCCGCTAGAAACGCCTAAGGCTTATGTTACGCTACACACAGACGAGGTTCGTGACCGGATTATCAAAGAAATGGAAACAGCTACTTTGCTATTCACAGGCCAAATCAAGGCTAAGGTCACTATGAACTACTACCTACAGGGAAACCGTATCTATATCACAGATACGAGCAACAATACCGTAGTTACGACGTACCCTATTGAATACGGATTTGGTGAAGAGATTGACAAGACAATTGCTAGTGGTCTCCTAGCAGAACTAGCTAAGGCTGAGCAAAAAGCTGAGCAGACACGGGTAGACACGGAGGAGGCGATTGCAGATGTAAAAGCTAATTTAGACCTAGCTGATAACCAAATCAAGTCCTTAGAGGATAAGCTAGATTTAGCTAAGAAGGAAAAGGAAGTTCTAAAGTCTAACCTAGACCTAGCAGTAGCTAAGAATACAGAAGCTATCCGGAGTATCAAAGATGTGGCCTATAAGATTGTTAACAGTAAGTATTACTCTATGGAAGTTAATAATGGATTTAAGTAAAACTAAGGAATCTAGTTGACAGCTAGGTTCCATTTTGCTATACTTAGTATATACTAAGAAAGAAGGAAAGTAACTATGAAGGCAGTTAAGAAGCCAGTGCCTGTAGGGGTTTGGCAAATTACTAAGTATAATTCAGACTTATCAGATAATTATCCTGAGTGGGTTAATGAACTATACTCATGGGGAGTTATCGGAAACTACTATGATGAACTTGGTAACTTAGCCTATGTAAAGCTAGATACACTAGAAGGCACCATGACAGGCCACCTAGGAGACTACCTAGTCCAAGGAAACCACGATGACGTTTGGATTGTTCAGAATAAAATCTTCAAGGACACTTATGAGGTGGTTAGCAACTAGTATACCAAGAAAGAAGGAATTAGATATGCTATATGGAATGAAGGCAACACACTACGATGGTACAGATTACCTAGTTAGTATGCTAGACCCATCTGACCCTAGAGCAATATACGATGAAGGTATCGGCGCTTCAACAGCTTTTGTATCTAGTGAAATGTCAGCTATCGAGGGTCTATTCAATGTTCTTGACCCTAGTACGTTGCCTAATATTGTAGAACTAGAGATAGTAAATAATCAATTTAAGATAGTTGACAACTAGAAACTAACATGATATACTTTAGATATAATAATAAGAAAGAAGGAAATAGATATGTTTATGACGATTTATGGAATGATTATGGCTGTGCTTGGTTGGTACATTGGCGGTGCTAAGAACCGACCTGTTCTAGGAGGTGTGCTTGGTGTAGCCTTAGGACCTATTGGATTACTAATTATGCTGGTTATTCCAGTTAAGGAAGACTAGGAAGGAAGATAATATATGCCCTTTGAAGTAGATACAGACACAGTAGCGCAGTTCAGCATATTAAATCCTATTACAGGAGAGTACATCACGTATGACCTAATTGAGGAACTAGAAATCAACGAGAGTGGCTTGCAAACGTCTATGGAGCACCAGGCAGCTAAATACGCACAGTGGTCTAGTTACCTAGTAGTTGCAGAGCGAGCTGTTAGAGCTGCTAAGGATAACCTAGACGTTGTCCTAGCACAATCTGAGAATAGCATTAGAGCACAGTATAGCTCAACCGGAGTTAAAGCTACAGCTTCTCAGATTACTGCTAACGTTAATGTAGACCCAACTGTGGTAGAGGCTAAGAATAAACTAACAGAAATGCTAGGATATGAAAGTGCACTAAAGTACATTTTGAAAGCACTAGACCATCGTAAGGATATGCTAGTTAACCTAAGCGCACAACGACGTAAGGCTATGGAACTAACAGGTGTACCTCAAAGAGGTTGACACTAGAAATTACTTGTGCTACAATAATAATATCAAATAAAGAAAGTAGGAACTATTAATGAACAACTTTTTGGACTACGTAAACACTGCCGCAAGCAAGGTTGAACAAAACAACAATGAACAACGTGAGCCAGAGCCAAAGGGAGGCTACTTGGTAATCCCTAAGGATACTAAGGAAGTTAAGGTACGTATCTTGCCTTCACTAGAATTTATCAAGGGTGAAACAGATAACCCTATGACGTTTGCAGAAGAGAACTTGCGTATCTTCTTCTCTACGAAGCACCAAACAAACGCAGGTAACTTTGCACGAGTAAACTGGAATGTTAAGAACGACCCAGAAACGCAAGCTTTGGTTAAGAAGTGGGCTCAAGAAGGTAAGATGGAGAGTCAATTCGGTACTAGCCGACCACGACCAGAGTTCTTGATGAATGTTGTCCAATTGGACGCTGATAACAACCCTGTAGGACAACCTATGGTATACCGAGCACCTAAGACTGTATACTCTCAATTGTTGGGATTGTTGCAAGATAAGGATTCTTGGTCAGAAGGTTCACAAATGGGATGGTTGGACCCTAACTATGGTAATGCTATCAAGATTAAGAAGAATGAGGACAACTCATATACTGTACGTGCAGCTAATCGAGCTTTGCCACCTATTGACTTGAATCAATACGTACCATATTTGGAGCCACTATCAACGTTTACACAACCTAGCCGATTGACTAGCCCAGACTACTATGCACAAGTTGTTGCTTGGAAGGAAGAGGAGCAAGGTTCACTAGGAACACCTGCGGAGAACCCATATACGCAAGAAGCTACTAATGCACCATTTGCACAACCAGCATTTAACCAAGCTCCTGTGCAACCACAAGCACCTACTCAACCTGCATTTAGTGCTCCGGTTCAACAACAAGCTCCAACACAACCAACATTTAACCAAGCTCCTGTGCAACCACAAGCACAACAACAACAAACACAACCACCTTTTAGTGCTCCAGCACAACCAGCATTTAACCCAGCGCCTACACCAGCTCAACCTAAAGCACCAGTGCAATCAGCCCCTTCTACAGGAGACACTAGCTTGGATGAAGAGTTGAACAACATCTTGGGTATGTAATATAAGATACGCTAGAATGTCCCTAGGAAGCCATATAATGCTCCCTAAGGGATTTTTAGTATCTACTAGTATAATTATTAGGATATGATATAAAGTGGCTTAGAGAGCCTCCTATGAATACTTGACAGCATAGACTAACATAGTCTATACTAAGGTTACTAGAAACGAGGTAATTATCTAATGAAACCTAGACATAAAGCAAAAGAAACAGTCTATGTATTTGGGGCTACGTACCTACACCACTATGATGACCATGTAGGTGGAAAGGGCACTATTGTATCCGTAAATAAGGAAGAGGAGTGGAAGAGGCCCCTAGTACCTGATTACATTATTAAGATTGGTCGTAAGAACTACCTAGTACCTCAGGTTGACATAGATGAGACAGGAACGCTAAAGAAGAAGTATAGATAACTATTGACACTAGAGTTTATTAAGGTGTATAATAGGTATATAACAAAGAAAGAGGTAATTTATGGCACGTAGTAAGAAGTTAACTCCCGTAAAGGATACTGAAGAAAAGAACATCGGTGGTACTTCTATTGACTTGAAGGAGTTAGAGAAGGCAGGGTTCGTTATGTTGGAGGACAGTACCTACGCAACGGTAGATAACTATATTCCAACAGGACTTCCTGCACTAGATGTTACAATGGGTGGAGGTATTCCACTATCACGTATTACGCAGTTCTATGCTAAGAACGCAACAGGTAAGTCAATGCTAGCCGTACAAGTTGTAAAGGCTGCTATGTCAATGGATTTACCTATCGTATATTTGGACACAGAGGGTACCTTTTCTAAGGAAATATTAATTAATATGGGGATTGACCCTAGAAAGGTATTTGTTAAGTCTGTGGCCTCTAAGGACCCTGCTGGGCTAACTATTGAAGCTATGGGAGAGGCTATTGAGGCAGCTATTGACCTATTTGACAAGAGGGGTAAGCCTGTATTGTTTGTTCTAGACTCAATTGGAGCAGCAATCTCTAAGAAGACTATGGAGCAAGACTTTGACAATGAGCAACCAGGTATTCAGGCTAAGGCTATTACTAAGTTGATTCAGAAGGTATCTCCTAAGATTACAATGTCGAACAGTGGGCTCGTATTGCTCAATCAAATACGTGATTCCATTGGGAGCATGAGCTTTGCAGGCCCTAGTGTACCAGGTGGGCGTGCGCTAGAACACGCTCTAAGTCTTAACTACCAAATGAGCCGTATCGGGGATATTAAGAAGGGTACGGAATATATGGGCCATAAGGTTAAGATTAAGAATAAAAAGTCTAAGCTGTCTAAGCCTTTCCAAGAAGCTGAGCAATTCTTGTATGCAGGTGATGGTTTCAATGAGATGGTAAATATCGTCTACACGGCAGAGCAACTAGGATTCGTTAAGGTTCCTACAGCTGGAGGTCGAAAGGTCGAGGTACCTAACGAAGAAACGGGTGAGGTTGAGAAGTTGCCTTACTTTGATTTCCTAGATGTTATTGCAACTCCTGAAGGAGCTGAAGAATACATGTACTTCTTGAAGCCACTATTCCAACGTATTGTGAAGCATTACTTCCCTGATGATTTCCCACCTTTGCATAATACCCTAGCAGACGTTACTAATAACCCATTGTACCAAGGCCTAGAGGATTTGTATAAGGAAGAGCCTAAGGAAGATTCTGAGGATAGCTCAGAAGAACAAGAACCACAAACAGAAGAATAGCTAGTGAGGCCTAGGTACAATTGACAGTACCTAGGTTTTTATGTTATACTAGTAACATAATGATATAAGAAAGGTAATAACCCTATGGATATGTATAACCTAGATGACCTAAAGGTTGCTATCATCAAGAATGACGTTAATCTAGACGCAGATTCTCTAACGTCGTTTCTAGCAGATAATATTGTTGACGAGCACTATATGAATATTGGCACTCGGCTAGGTAGTAAGAAGGACGAAATCGTCCTGTATGGTAAGCTAGAGGAGCCCTATGGTAACCAAGATATTGTTAGCTTCTTTATAGGAAATCAAGATTACATCTATATTGACCTAGCAGACCTAACAGAGAGCCATACTAGCACCCCTAAGCAAATCTTGAACTTTCTCAATGCTATCGACTACCATAATGGAACAACAGTCTATACTGTGTCACCTGATGAACCTACAGATACAGACGAGGAATATGTAGAAGCCTTAGGAAGTATCTTAGATATTGCAGATAATCAAGGTTTATCAGATGAAACGATGGGATTACTTATGGCCACGTTAGACACTTATGGGGTTCAAGCTACCCAAATGTTGCTAGACGCTAAGGACACACTACCAGATGTCCTATCAAAACTAATTAAGGAATTGAGGAAATAATGGGAAATTCTAATGCAAAACGAGTAGATGTTGTTAAGCTAGGTGCACACGTGTTTTACTCAGTGCCAGTTACTAGGGCGTTTTTTGATGAACTAGCTGCATCTAAGGAACGTATTTCAGTTCAACAGAAGGGTGAGTCGGCTGTAGTGGTACTCCGTATTGAGAAGACCTATGAGCATTTTGCTCTAGGTTATGCTGAGTTCGTCTACTATGATAAGGTAGAGCGTGTGCCTTATACAATTAACTACCGTGACCTGATGAACAATGAAGTAAAGCTAGTAACTAAGGAAGGAAAGACAAAGCAATATGGCATCTAAAGACCTACGAAGTAACCTATCTCACAATACAAGACGCGCTAGGGAAGTTCCTAGCCGTTATACACCAGAGAACTCAGAGTATGAATTTACTAGAGATGTTGACCGACTATGGGTGCAGTTTGAACCATTGCGTAAGAGTGTTTATCGAAAGCTAGCACCTAGTGTACCTAGTATTGCAGACCGTGAAGATTTAATTAGCTTCATTAATGAGCAGTTTGTTAAGCTAGTTAAGGAGTATGACCCGACTAGTGGTGTTGATTTCCCTGGTTATATTAGTAAGATGTTGCTAGTGCGTTCTAAGGGACTCTATGTACGACCCGTTAATCGAGAGCATGAACGTGAAGCACAGACGACTGATGAGGAAATTCTAACACAGATTGATACAGTATATGAGCCGGAAGAGGAAGACCTAGAGAGTGTTGCTAATATTTTAGAGCATGTTTCAGGTAAGATGCATCTAACAGATACTGATAAGAAGGTAATTAGTATGCTATCCGAAGGTGCCTCAGATAAAGCAATTATGTCATGGCTAGAACCCATAGGAGATGACTATCAAGGCAGCTACTTAACAGAGTTAAAGTCAGCGTTAGCTATTGCCCTAAGCGACTATTCCCAACGATAACGTATATTACTAGGGGTAGGAAGCAAATAGAAAGGTTAGGGCTGATACGTGAAGACAGAAGATATTAACAAGGTACTAGATGACTCTAAGGATGTAGTTAATAACGCATCTAAGCTTGTTGATGAGATTGAGAATGCTAAGAATACAGACACGCCAATTTCAGCAGGCACTGTAACGTCACTAGTTGTTGCAGTGGTTGTTGTGGTAAACGCAGTACTAGCTATTTTAGGAGTTAACAAGCAGCTAGACCAAAATGTCTGGTATCAAGTCGGTACTATCGTGACGCTAGTTGCAAACCTAGGGTACGCCCTATGGAAAAATCATAATATTACGAGTGACGCACGTAAGCGTCAAGCAGTTGGAGACCTAGTGGTCCCAAAGAAGGAAGGTAAAGATTAATGGCAAAGACACTAGAAGAGTTGTTGGTAGCGGAGACGGTTACCTTGCCAACGTACTTGGTTGTTAAGACGGACGCTAATGAGTTCCGTCATGTAAAGCACGGTCAAGAAGTATTCCACGTTGTTGGTAACAAGGTTTACAGCATGGCTAATGATAAGAACGGTAAGTTGGCAGACAACAAGGTTGTTATCTCTGTAGAAGATACACGTGTTGATTACATTGCAAGCCAAAACAAGGACCCATATAACGGATTGGTAAATCCTGTTAGCGTTGCTATCGAAGCAGATGCTGACAAGAAGCGTGCGTTGTTGCAAGCATTCAAGGAATTTGTTAAGGGACGTTTCGAGTTTGGTGTTATCGTATACGAGACGGAAGTTGTTGAATCAGAGGGTGATGTAGTAGCACCAATCAACGTTTCTGCAACTCCAGGTTCAGAATCAGTAGAAGTGGCAGGTGAATAACTATGGCAGAAGAGGCTAAGACGTTTGACGTTTATGATGAAAAGGGTACTAGATTAGCAGAAGCTAAGCCATCTCCAGTAACGTTAGAGGGATTGGAGCCTAACACTAAGTACTCTGGGTGGAAGCTAGCATATGCAGGAAAGGATGCTAAGGCAGCTATTCCCGACTTTACGACATTGCCTCTAGCTCTAGCTAGTTTCATGATTGACAATCTAACTCCAAGTGGTGTAGAGGGAGGCTCAGTTGTTCTAACAGCTAATAACTTTACACCAGCTAAGGCTACTGACAAGGGATTGAATGTGGCTATTGAAGATAGCTCAGTTGCAACTCTAGTTGATAATAAGGATAACACGTATACAGTTAACTTTGTTAAGGCTGGTACAACTAAGATTCACTGGGTAGCTAAAGATGGTAATGGTGCTAAGGCAGACGCTACGGTAACGGTTACTGCTCCATCAGTAGGTTAATATAACTAAGACATCCATAAGGGTGTCTTTTTTTTTTTTATTTGCATTTTTATATACAGTATGGTATACTTATAGTACATTAAAGAAAGAAGGTATATCTATGGAACTAACAGATAAAGATGTATTCAGAACATATACAAAGGATAATCTAGGTAACGTAGTCTATAAAGCACTCCCTATCGAAGAGTTATCTACAATCGGGGCCTATGAATCATACCAGCCATACCCATTCAAGGGGACGGGTAAGGATATTCAGAACCACTGTGTTGGTTACGTGCTTATTGATAAAAAGTCACGACGTACTTATTTACCCAGTGAGGTTACGTTCTGGACAAAGCTGTTTAATACCCTACGTGCCTATCCTGTCTATGTTACCCTTAACTCAGGTAACTTCGGGTATCACTATGAGGTAGCCTATAATGAGGAGATTATTGTATGAAAAACCTAGTATTCTATACGGATACAATCCAAGGGTTCTCTATGGGACTCATGCAGTCTGTTATTAACCCACTAGAATATCAGGGCTCTAATCTATATGTAGCTGTAAAATCTGTAGAAGAAGTTGTAAGCTATATGTCTTCTATTACCGATATTTCACACCTAGAGGCAATTCATATCCTAGGGGTTACCCCTAAGGTGGGTGCTAAGCAGGACGAGCTAGAAGCTATGCTATCAGGATTTTCAGATGTGCCTATGCGGTTTACTTATTGGGCATCAGACTATGGAGAGCCTATTGTAAATCCTAGCATTACCTATGTGCACTCTACCCCAGAGACAACTATCGTAGATGCATATGTTATGGCATTAACTAAGAATAGTGCTAACAAGGAGCTATCAGCTATTGCACTTAGCTATTACTGGCCTATTAGAGCTTATCTAACACATGACTATACGAACACAACTAAGGAAGAGTCAGAGCACATTAAGTATATTCATGATGTTTATGGTCTTAACTACGTAACAGCCTTTGGCTTTAACACTAGTTTAGCAGAGTTATACAATACTCATAGATTTCCCCTAGAGCGCTATAAGCTAACTACAGAGAAGTATGTGCTAAAGGCTAAGTACAATGCTAACCGAATTATAGTTGATGGTGTAACTTATGTTGCATTAGCAACAGATATGCATTATAATGAAGTAGCAGATAATATTATGTTGTATGAGACTGATACGAGTAATAAGATTGCTGTAATTATGCTAACATTAGAGCGTAGTCAAACTAAGCTTACTATCCGTACCCATAACGTAGATGCAACTGAGGTCGGTAGCATGTTCTCAGATAGAGCTAGGGGTAAGTATAATGCAACAACAGTATTCCTAGAAGCACAGATTACACCTAATGAGTTGCTAAATGGTATTAAAAATATGAAAGAAGCAGGTAACTAATGGAAAACTTAGAAGAAGTGGCAAAGATTGCAGGCAAGTTGGTTAAGACAGATGGTAAGATTTCAACGACCAGATTTAACTATATGTATACGCGCCTAGGATATGATAAGGTAGGCCGTGGTGAACTTAAGGACTACATGCGGGCTATTCAAAGCGATAGTGTATTGCTAGGTATTTATAATGATGCTTTGGTTGAAGATATTGATTATAATGACGTAAAGGGTAATCTAGTATCTGCTAGCCAAGTTCGACCAGATGTTAGTACAGATATCGTTGACCGAGAGTTTAACCGTGCATCTGTACGAAACTATAAGAAGTATCAAAAGGAAGGCGCTATCCAAGAAGGGTTGTCTGAGATGGTTGCAGACCGCTTAGCAGAGGAGCTAGTTAAGGTAGTCCGAACAGACGAGAACTACTATAAGGAAAGTCCAGTTAATTTTGTACACGGTGAAAATACCTTGATTATTGCATTATCTGACTGGCATATCGGGGCAACTGTTAAGGCTGTTAATGGTAACTCATATAATGTTGAGATTGCTAAGGACCGCTTAGCTAGGGTTATGTCAGAAGCTAAGCGTGTAATTGAAGATTATAAGGTAGAAGACGTATATATTGGATTTCTTGGCGACGCAGTAGAAAATACCTCAATGCGTAACATTAATCAAGCATTTGATGCTGAGATTAACATGGCTGAACAAATTGCTTTAGCTACTCGTATGTTGGCTGAGTTTATCAAGGGTATATCAGAGGTAGCTAATAATGTTACTGCAGCTGTTATTGGTGGTAATCATGACCGTTACACACCCAACAAGAAGGAAGCAATTTACAATGACAACGTGGCTTATAATATTTTAGATAGTCTATTGATGCTTCAGGAATATGGAGGATTGAGTAGAGAAATAAATATTATTGACAACCGCTACGATATTTATTCCGCAGAATTTACAGTGTATGATAAGACTATCCGTTTAGTACACGGAGATAATCTACCTAACAACGATAAGCCTAAGATTCCTATAATGATTAAGGACCACCCAATTGACTATGTCTTCTTTGGGCACTACCACAGTTCTAAGATTATTCAAGAGAATGGTTCAGCGACAGGTATCATGGTAGGGAGTTTGCAAGGTAACAACACATATTCCAAGCAGTTAAACTTACCTGACTCAAGAGCAAGTCAGACTATGGTTCTATTCAACGAAGACCATCCTGAGTCCCCTATGTACTATCCTGTATTCTTGTAAGGGAGGCGCTATGGAAGAAATATTTAAACCTCTAGTTGGAGCCGAAGAAAGGTATAAGGTATCTAATAAAGGTCGTGTTGTTAACTTGTTAACAGGTAAATACTTACCTCCTCAGCTGGACGGTAAAAAGAAGTATGTACAGTACCACATAACCGCTAGTCCAGGTGTAACAACTAAGAGGCTTGCACATCGTCTTGTAGCTGAGGCGTTTCTACCAAACCCTGAGAACAAAACGGATGTGCACCATATCGACGGAAATACACGTAACAACGACCTCAGCAATTTAGCATGGACAACTCATAAAGAAAACGTGAATGACCCTGCAACCATCGAACGGTTTCGAGATGCCAAGTCATCTCCTATAATCCTCATAGACATAGCGACAGGAATGGAAATAAAGTTTAGGAGTGCTAAAGACGCAGGTAGAAGTGATAAAGTACCTATGAATCAGACCTCTATTTCTAACCATATGCGTGGTGAAAGATTAAGGTGTGGTAATTACTATGCTATATCTGAGAGGGAATACAACGATGGTAAGAGGCCTTGGGTTGAAGATTATTTGAAACCTGGTAAGGATACTCTCAGAATATTACGTTCTTACGCACGAGGAACATTCATAGAGCTTACTGAGCCGACAGGAGACACTAAAGTATTCATTGGAGAAGCGGAGGCAGCTAAATATATGGGGTACAAAAGCCCTGCTGCGGTATCTCATGTATTAAATGGAAATAATACTAGTAATGGTAAAGGTACACTAAGGTATATATCCTTGGAGGAATTTAATAAAAGATACAAGGATGAGTGGCCTTACAACCCAATCTATCTAGACTAGGAGGTTATAAATGTCTATTTACTATTATCTAGTACCTGTTCTGTGGTTCTTATACCTAACAGCTTTTGAGGTTAAAGTAGTAACTACAGATAAGGCACTGAAGAAAGAAGGAAAACTAGTTAACCCTGATTTTAAGACAATTTCTCACTTGCGCTATATTTCAGAGGTTATTACGTTTATCTTTAGCTTGATTGTAGCAACTATGTTAGGATTAACAATACCTACAAACGTAGTTGGTATCTATATCTCAGCTGTTGCATTTGGGATTGGGACGCCATTCCTAAATTGGCTGTGGTTTTACTTTATTTCACAGCACCTAATTGCACGAGCTAAGCTAGAGCAAATGTCAGAAAGACTAGAAAATAAAGAGTAAGTATGGTATACTATAAGGTAAGAGCAATTGCTTTTGCCTTATTTTTATTTAGAAAGGAAATTATTATGGGTGCAAGTGTTATACCATTATGGCGTGAAGGTGTACTAAAGTTCAAGGGAGAGCCTAGGTACATCGTTAGACAAACGGACTTCCCTAGTGGAGAGTCTGTTGTAGGAGTCTATAACGTATCAAAAGAAACCTACAAGGAAAGCAAGGGTAAGATGATTGTTAAGGACTGGAGCTATGAACAAAAGCCCAGTGAATTTAAAGGGGAAACTCCCTTGGCAGAAATTGCTAGAAAGAAAGAAAAGAAAGTCATGCAACGACGAGAGAAGCCTGCACTATACACCTCTAGGGTAATGAATGGTATTAGTACCTTTGGGGGTAAAGAGGGTCTAGGATTCTATGAGTACACCCCTGAACGCTATAATCCAATTAAGCACGGCTATGAACAATCAGAGAAGACTGGTGTTTTTATTCTACTAGATGATATTAAGTGGTTCAACGAACTTCATATGGATAATAAGGAGCTAATGAAGCTGCTAACAGAAGTACCTAAGGAAACATGGGAGGGATTCTATGAACTATGATTGCATATGAGAGTGACATCCATAAGATGATATTAGACAACGAAGCTATCTTTGGTGACCTAGGTAAAACGACAGTTATTCTAGAAAAGAAGCTTCATAATAGGCATGTTATAGCTGATATGCTTATTTTCTCGGAGTATAGAGGTATCATCGGTATTGAGATTAAGACAGCACATGACACTACTCAGAGGCTAAATAAGCAACTTACAGCTTATAAGGAAATTGCTAACGAAGTATGGGTAGTCATAGCTGATGAGCAGTATAAGAAGGTATCTAAGGTGCTAGCTGATAATCACCATGATGAGGTTGGGATTATCAGCTATGGGCAAATTGGAGAGGAGCTATCCCCAGGTGTTGTAAGACGGCCAGTAGTACCCAAAACTTTTGACCCCAAGAATATCTATCGGATTATGTGGAAGTCTGAGTTAATTGTGATAGGAAATTCTCTGTCATCTAGCGGAGAATTAATAGCTAAAATATACACCCAGCTAGCACCTCTAGAGGGTACAGTTAACTACGATAAAAAGGGTGGAGGTTATCATAGGCGTGAGAGGCAACGCTTTACTAAGAAGTCTATGGGAGGACAATCAGTTGCTGTTACTGATAAAATGTCTAAGGAGCAAATAATTGCATTTATCTTCTCTAGACTAGGCACTAGGAATGCTTATAAGCTTATTGTAGATATGTTTATTACAGGTACTAATCATCCAGATAAGCTTCTTAAGTCATACCACTTTAAGAAAATAGAACCTATGGAAGGAGAAATTTATGGCAAATAGAGTTAACCAAGGGCTGTCAACAGGTAACTGGCGTACCGACTTCTCTAAGCTAGGAACAGAGGCAGCCCTAAAGGGTATGAGCTCTAAAGCAACTTATCTTATTCAGACTAGCAGGGAGTATAGAGATGTCACAGATAGTGATATTGACCTACGACGTAAGTATGGTAAGTCACTTGTCTCTAACTACACAGGTACTGATAAGAAGTTCATTAGAATGGACAAGAAAATCAGCACGCAGGGCTTGACAACACTAAACGAAGTGTATTATATTTATCTAGCAGGACGGTCATATGGCAAGCTAGCTATTAGCGTCCAAAGAACCTTTCGTGGAAATACAATGACCTTTATCCTAACTAAGAAAGTCCGAGGTGACAAAACAAAATGACAACTATTAAAAAGCTAGATAATCTATTAGATAACCAAGATAAACAGGTGATTGCAGCTAAGTTCATCTATGATAATCTATGGGAAGTATTCGAGACAACCCTATATGCCCCTGTAACGACTTCTAAGGGACTTATCGAGGTTCCTCTACGTATTTATCCTACCGAGAGACAAAGGGGCATTCTAGGACTTATAGAGAGTCTTTTAGAGGTAAGTAATCAGGCGCAAGTAGACACACCACTAGAAGACAGGGACTATATTGACTTAATATTCACAATTGAAAGCCCAGAACTAGACTACCGTCGTAAGAAGGCACCTAGAGGATTACTAGAGACGATTGCAATTAAGTGGCAGGTAACTACGGACGATGGTGACCCAACTAACCTAGAAGTCGACCTATCGTTTACTACAAAGAACGTTATTGGTGCTCACTCATTGTTCATGGGTAAGACACTAAGGAACTCTGAACTAGCACAATACTTGTACGACACATTAGTAGGTTCCTATGACCGTGTACCTAAGTTTATCAGGGCAACATCTAAGTCCTTAGAGTTTAGACTATATCCTGATAACGATATGTCTAAGGTCACACTGATTGGGAATAACTTAGTTATTAGAGGTAAGGGTGATGAAACAATTGCACTAGATATGACTAAGCTAACTGGTAACGTTAAGGTAACCCACAATGGGTACATTATTGTGCTAACTAGTAAGAAGGAAAAAGAGGAGGTTGTTATCTATGTCTAAACCTAGAGCTATATTAGTCTATAAGGCAAAAGCAGACCCTAGGACAGTCGCAGGAGAACCTAGGGAAATTATCACTGTAGTTGCTAGAAAGGAAGAAGATGATGAATAAGTATGTTGAAGCACTTATTACTCAGTTAGTCAGAGATAATGAGGAATTAGGTAAGAAGGAGTTCTCACTAGTAATCCCTAATGACTATAAGGAACGAGTGTTTAACGAGAGGGAAGATGTTAAACACCTACTAACAACCCTAGGTTATCAGGTTAAGGAATCTGGCTTACCGGAGGACTGGGCTAATGGTTGGGAACTAAGTAACACCCGTAATATGGACCCTCAAGGTATCCCTGCTGATATGGGGATTGAAGGTAAGAACAGGACCTTGTACAAACGTGGTGTCGATAACTATACAACCTACAGGCTTTGGGTAACTAAAATCTAGAGTTTCAAGATAACATAAGCTCTACAAATTAGTAGGGCTTTTTGTTTATATCTAAGATATCATTTTTACGAAATCAATACTAATCACATAAATATTCAATTATGCAAATATCTATACAAACGGATAACTAGCACTATTTAGTGCTAAAATGTTGACATAAGTCAAATGCTCATGCTATAATAAAAATCGGTACAGTATATTACCTGTAAAGGCTTAAAACTAGCGGGTTATCCGCCTTTTAGGATAGTTAACAGCTCAGAAGTTTTAGGTAAAACAAAAAGTGAAAGAAGGTTTAATAGTGGCTAATAAGAGCAAGAAAAATATGGTAGAGCAAATCTACAATTGGAATGATGGGCTGCTCCACAGTAAGCTAGCCTATAAGATTGACCAAGGAGAAACTCTAGCCCAACTAACAGACTATATTATTGAAGCAACTGATGGTAAGCTAGAGCCATCTACTAGCACAGTTAACAACTATAAGTCCAAGTACCTAGAAGCATCTAAGAACCAGCGTGATATGGGAGAATTGCTAGACCTCCGTCGTAAGACAGGAGATAACATTCTAGAGTTACAAGGAAAAGAGCACGTGTCTAAGGCTGTTCAAGACGATGACTTTGGCAACAGTTCTATTTACATGCCTAAGAAGGACAAGTTAACATCAACCCTAGAGGTGCTAGAGAACATTATTAGCTTGGGAAATGCAACCTTGCAAGAGATTAACGCAGTTGATGCTAATATCCTTTTGAAGGCTATCTCTGAACACACTAAGATTACAGGAGCATCTAACGGTGGACTAATGCTATCAGGACTACAACAAGTAGCCTTGCAACAGAAAGCCTATGAAAGTGCTATGGCAGAAGTTATTGCTAAGTACGTACCTGAGGATATTCAAGAAGACTTGTTTGCAGAGCTAAGCTTGGCAGAACAAGAATTCTATGATAACCTAGACTTAACTAAGGAAGGTCGAGCAGCTAAAGAAGCGCTAGACCGTATTGGAATCTCAATCTCATAAGGAGAAATTATGTATCATTTTGATTATAGTAACAAGGCTAAAGTAAATAAGATTATCCAGGACTACAAGAACGGTGAAGATGTTCCTTCAATGCAGCGTAAGTTCAATGTATCAGCCGGAACTATCTATCGTATTCTAGATATGAATGGCGTTCCACGTCGCGCTAAGCACGGGCGTAAGACATATGATGCACTAGACCGCTTTACTGATAAGGAGTTACATCAAATTGTAGCAGAACATGACGCTGGGCTACCTCTAGTGGATATTTACTACAAGTGGGACATCAATAAGAATGCGTTCTATGTTATTCAAGATAAGGTTAGAGCAATGCAAAACAATGAGGTAAAGAACCTATGGGAGCTAGTAGAATAAAGGCCTTCCTAAAGGATGCCTATGAGTTTTTACTAGAGGTACTTAAGCTAAAGTTACTTTGGGTGGTAGTTGCATTGCTCAGCTTTGTTCTGGTAATGCGGCCTAACACTTATGAAGGAACAGTTGTCAGCCGAGGAGTATCAGGGGCTACTGTAGACATGCATAACCAGATGGTTCCTTATAAGGATATGGTTAAAGAATACTATAACAAGACAGGTGATGCTATGACCCCCTCGTTATTAACAAGTCATGAGGTAATTAGACTAGCTAAGAATAACTACCGTAATTACCCTAAGTTATCACCTGACCAAGTGTATAGTAGACTGTTATATAAACCCTATGTACTTAGGGGTCAAGTTGTTATGAAGATACAGATGAACGATGGCCCAGACTTCCTAGAAATAGCCTCTGGAGACAGCATCTATGCTATTTACTTTATCGACTCCCTACCGCCTCAGGTAAAGGGTGATAACATAGAAGTCACAGGAGTTGTCTATGGTAGTATCGTAAGTGGTAAAACAAAGGAAACAGCTCTAGTATCTAGCTATAAAAACGTCGTACCGTATGTACAAACTAGCCAGCCTTGACGGTTGGCTTTTTTAGTGCTATAATTTAGATATACTAATAAAGAAAAGAGAAATAATATGGCAGATAACCAAAACCTATTGAAATTCCATGATTTTGGAGAGAAGGAACCTAAGGAGTTCTCAGAGTGGGTCAAGACATTCCTAGAGGGAACGCTAGAGATTACTATCCCTAACGTTGGGGCTACAGATATTATGGCCTTGGCTGAAGAGGTAATGGCAACTGGGTTAGACGCAGTTAAGCCTAATGATGTCTATGGATACTATGAGAAGGTCTATGACAACCTAGATACGCTTATTCAAGCCACAGCTGCTCAGCATGGCATCTACTTGGAAGACCTGCTAGAGAATATTCACTTCACGCTGGTATCTAAGAACATTGACTATGGTGCCTCATTTGATACAGTTGTAGATAAGCTAGGATTAGCTGGCGCTGTTGTACGAGTTATGGATAAGACTAACCGATTGAAGTCGCTAGTAGGTACCACACCAGAAGTAGGAGATGAGTCAACCTATGATACTGTACTTGACTTAATTGGTTACCTTATGTTAACATTACATTACTACCAAGATAAGGGGGACGAAGATGTCGCAAACAATTAAGCCACTAGGAAATTATGTGCAATACGAGCCGGTCTATAAGGATAAGGTAGGGGATATCTTATTGACGGCTGCCACGCAGGAAGGTGAGCGTGATTTTGCTGAGACTGGCTTAGTCAAGGCAGTAGGGCCTAAGGTAGAAACGGTTAAAGTAGGAGATGTTGTTATCCTAGACCAATTTGCTGTTGAACCTGTTTGGCTAGACGGAGAAACGTTGTACTTACACAAGGAAGACCGATTGAAGGGAATTACTAATGCTGATTAAAGACTATTCAGGTAACGAGCTAGAAGCAGATGTTGTGTATGCAATTCCTACACCACACGGGAATGATTACGTAAAGCTAGATTTTGATGAACTTAAGGTGTATGCTATGGTTAACCGAATGAACTATGCCACAATTTTAGCTAGCGCGACTATGATTAATGTATCTGAATAAAGGGAGGAAGTAATAATGAAGACTAGGAAAGCTTTGAGTGAGATGGAGTTTACCAAAGAAGAACAACGGCTAGAATGGCCAGACCCTATTGTTAGGGATAGTGGACTACTATGGTTGGAAGGAACAGACATCGTTGGAAAGTCAATGCCAGAGATTGCTAGTCGCGTGTTAGCTGTGCCTAACCTACGTGACTTAGGGATTGACGAAGCAACTGTAGAATCCTATGCAGAAGAAAATGATAATACAGTTATCTTCAAGTGGGTAAGAGATAATATTAAGTCATTATATACACTAGCTAACTAACTTGACAACTAGCCTAAACTAAGATATACTAATAACATACTAAGAAAGAAGGATATAAATTAATGTCATTGTCAGAAGAACAAATTATTGCAAAGTTGGAAGAATCACAAGAGACGTACTCAGGAGGTGCTAAGGTACCATCAGCTAAGTCAGCTTACCTAGGTTCTCCGTGGTTTGACGATACTCAAGCTAACTTGTTGATTGAAGCTTATAAGAACTTGTTGCAAAATCCTACTATTGGACACATCCACGTACCATTGCTGCACCAATACCAAGGCCAAGTGTTGTCTAGTGGTGAAACAGACCACTCAGACGAATTTAAGTATGAATGGGCAACGAAGACTTTTGAAGCAGACACCGTTGCAATGCGTAATTCAGAGTTGATGGTTATGTTGGAAACGCCAAGTGACACGGATACGGGTTCGTCGTGGGAGGGGGGTGCTATGTGGGCTATGCACAAGCCGGTTGTAGCCTTGTTCTCAGGAGACTTAGATGAACACCCAGTTAACTTGATGGAGTCATTTAGTGTTAGCTCTTATGTAACTAGCCCAGAAGAGTTGAAGAAGTTTAACTTCCTAGATATTGCACCTCGTAAGTTTGAAGGAAAGATTATCTAGGTGGTAATATGCCATACGAAAAACCTGAAGACCATCTAAATATATGGGAGGTACTTATGAAGAAACGGCTGGTAGAACCCACTGAGGACTATACTGATGCCTTTAATGAGATGAAAGAGAAACTAAATAATAAGACTAGTGGTTCTGATTCTCTAGTTAGTATAGCCCCTGATAGCATTACTATTAGTGCTATGAAGATTAACTATTCACGGGAGAACCTAGAAAAAGTACTAGACTTTATTAATTCCATTACAGATGGGGAGGCTAAGCTATGAACCCAGAAGCCAAGCACATTATAGAGTTACTAGTGGAAGCTGTAGAAAATCAACCAGATAAACCTAGTTATGAGGACTATCAGAATGGCAAGCTAACAAGAGATGAATACTATGAAGCTTATTATGAATGGGATTTAATCAATCGAATTAAAGGAATCTAAGAAAAGAGGAAACAACTATGACAGCATTAACAGGAACTAAGGCAGATATTAAGGCACGTTTGAAGGAAGCAGGATTTACTACTATCTCAGTAAACAAGCGCTCTATCAAGCTAGATAAGGCTCAAACACGCCAATTGATTTCATTTGCAGAAGCTAAGCACATCATCTAATACCCTATAAAGGAATCTAGTTGACAGCTAGGTTCCTTTTTGTTATACTAAGTATATACTAAGAAAGCAGGAAATAAGCATGAAGAAACTATATGTAACAGAACTAACCTTTGCAGGTAAAGACCTAGTAGATGAGAGCCAGATACTAGCCAGACATGGACATACTGGTTGGACGGCTGATGACATCTATGAACTGCTAATGGACATGAGAGGTGCTCTTAGCTATATTGGTAAGACACGTAAAGTTGTAGATGCTAGTGTTACTGATAAGAAAGCGTTAGCACAATGGCTTTCTAGCAGTGACCTAGTGAAATATGATAAGGAAAACACAGTAGATAAGGAAACTGCAGACTTTTCATACAATGGTGAGGATTATCACCTAGTATTCCTTGTCAGGGAGATTCTAGTAGACTTCATCATTGATACAATTGAAGAGTCATTAGCTAATAAGAGCGTAGCCTTGCCTAGTGGTATTGTACTATACTAAGAAAGCAGGAATATCTATGATTACCTTATTTATTGTCACCCTAGGAACTATGCTGATTGTTGTACTAGGCCAATCCCACATGGGTAACTTCTCAACTAAAAGTTTCCTATATGAGTACCTCATTATCTGGGTGTCTACTATGTTTACTATGTCAGTAGTATCTATGCTATGGTTCACTTCCTATACTGATGATGTATACTATGCTAAGACCATTAACAAAGATACCTACCTAAAGATTACCACTAGGCAGTACACAACTAAGCTTATGGGTGAAGATAGCCTAACCTATAGTCCCCCTAAGCGGGTATCCATTAAGAGGGTATCTAGCGGAGTCTATCGATTTGAGACTGGAAAATGGAACTTCTAATTAGCTAATTAAAGCCACTAGGGACTATTGACAGTTTCTAGTGGCTTTGCTATACTATGTATATACTAAGAAATGAGGAAACAAACTATGAGGTTAAAGAAACAGGAAATTATCGCATTTGCTGATAAGTATATCGAAGAACACGGTTACTCTGAGGATACCCATAATGAGGGAATTGCGTTCTTTAGTAAGTCTAAGGGTGTGTACACAGGCGTTACAAGAGTTTACTCAGAACCTAGTGGAAACCCTACGATTAGTTACTATGGATTCTACCTAGACTTTGTGAATAATGAGTACCGTATCGACTCTGCTTCTGGAAATGTACTGGCTAATACGAATAGTAACCTTAAGAAGGCCTTTCCTAGCCAGCAGAGTATGGAGGGGTTTGGTTCTCATTCAGCAAGTATGCTAGCAACTTTTATGAAGATGCTAGGCTCAGCTAATCATAACGAGGAAGCTTCAGGTGGTCGTGGTATTGCGCGTGCCCTAGAATATACGTATACAGAACAATTCTACAAGGACTTTATGATTAATGAAGATGGTGTCAAAGAGGGCAGAGTATCAGCACGTGAAGAGATTAATTACTATGATAAGGAGAGGCGCCTAGATAGTTGGGGAAATATGTTTTTACAATTCCGTAGCATGGCTAAACGATACTTGAGTAGTAATGACCTGTCTGCAACTGGAAACTTACGTAAAGACCTAGGATTAACTAAGGGTAACTATAAGTTATTGCGTAACATGTCCCTAGAGAGCTTAGGAAGCCTATTTAGTAGACGCAAATATGGTACACCTAAGCTATCTACGGAACTAGTAGCTAGTGAGTTAATTGATAAGATTAGGTACCACGAAAAGATTGTTAAGATTACTGATAAGCTATATGAAGAACGGCCTACGCTATTAGCCAATAAAGATGCTGTTGTTACCTCTTTTGATAGTATGAGGGATACCGTAGAGGCCTTAGATGAAATGGCTGGTGGGAATTTGAATATGAACCGGCTAGTAGAGTATATTGTGGCTGATATTGTAACCTACCAAGCATTTGGTAGCGTTAACAGCGCCCTACGTACCCTAGAGGACTACTATCAAATGGTATCTGAGTACAAAGGGTTCGTTAAATTCCCTAAGTATCTACAGGTAGCTCATGACATCGTTGCACGTGCTTATAAAGCAACTAAGAGCGACCGCTATGATGCAGCAGTGGCAGCTAAGTACGATAAGCACAAGCACCTAGAAGGTACCTTTAAGATTGAGGGCAATGAGTATACAGTACTTGCCCTACGTACACCTAAGGAGGTGGTCAATCAGGGTCAAACGGCTGTTAACTGTGTAGGTGGATATGTTAGCCGAGTAGCAGAGGGTAAGTCATTTATCCTAGGTATGCAAGCTAAGAACGACCCTAGCAAGGTATGGTTAACACTAGAACTAAATCACAACGGAGAGCTCGTGCAAGCATTCCAACCTTATAATGCCCCAATTCAAAACGAGCAAGCTAAGATTATCAACTCATGGGCAAAGTCCGTGGAACTTAAGATTGCTGATAGAGTTACAGGGTTCAAGGTGCCTACTCATGTTGATGTACAACGTGCGCGTATTGTGTCTCAAGATGTTGAAGAGTGGCATGTAGACAAGACCTATGGAGAGATTAAGCCTACTATTAACGAAGAAATGGAAAAGATTACTCAAGTAACTGGTCGTCTATAGTTGACAACTAGAGTAATCTAGGTTATACTAATAACATACTAAGAAATGAGGAAATAAGTTATGTACAAAACAACTAAGGAAGACCTAGAAGCCTCTTGGATGTATAAAAATAATCCAGAAAGTCAACTAGTAGCTAATATAGTAAACCGTTTACTAGACAAATACCTAGTAGATGCTCTCAAGAAATCAGATGTACTGTATGTGAAGGTTACTACCCCCGAACCTGAACTGGATGTGCTAGTTAAGCGTGTAGTACAAATTACATTGGAGGAATTCGAGTTTGTAAAAGATTACACAGGCAGGCTCATTGACCTAGTAGACCAACCCTTCCTAGACTATGTAGAGTCCGTCTACATTGTCCCAGATAATGGATACTTGACGTTTGTATTTGGTCTACGTAAAAGTAACTTGGTTGACAACTAAGCTAACCTAGGTTATACTAATAACATACTAAGAAAGAAGGAAAAATAAATGTCATTTATTCAAGGGAATATTAACTCTAAGGAAGACCTAATCGAAGCTATGAACGCTATGCGTGGGATGTTGACTCAAGGTGATTATAAGACTGAATTGGAACTAGAACTAGCAGAAGTTGAGCACAAGCTAGCGGGTATTAAGGGTCCTGAGTTGGGAGGAGATACCTATGCGTACGTCGGCATTCTACACGCCCTAAAGGATAATCTAGAATCACGTATCCAAAAGCTAGAAGAAGCTGATAAGGGTCCACAAGAAACTGGCTATGACGACTTCGAGGATGAAGAACCTACAGAATCAGTATCTGAGTGGGATGTTAAGAAGTTTTTGGAGGAATTCTCAGAGAAGGCCTATGGTTCATCTAAGGCTAATGAGCCTGAGGAAGATGAAGACGATGACGCGTTTGAAGAGCTATCATCTGAAGAGTTCCTAAATGAAATTCTAGATAGGATTAACGCACGTACACAAGCTGAAGTCGATAAGTTGCGTAACAATCCGTAGGGTTTGTAAGGTTGACACTGTAACATGATGTATGGTATAATGAAATAGTTGAGTTACTTCAGCTGTTTCTATCGTTCCACTAGTTTATCTGGATAGAATGCAGACCTCCTAAGTCTGAGAGCACGGTTCGAGTCCGTGGTGGAACATTGCTAAAAACTTAATAGCAAAAGAACCTAGGTAAAATCTTAATGCTTAGGGGACAAGGCGCTAGCGGGAGCTAGTACCTAACATAGAAAGGCGGTACGGAATGGTATCAAAGAAGAAGTTGGCTATAGGTGGTGTAGCTGTAGTAGTTGTCGGTGGAGTAGTTGCAGGAATGTTGAACTCCAACAAGGACACTGACAAGAAGCACTTTACAGTAGCTATGGTTACAGACGTTGGAGGTGTTGATGACAAGTCATTCAACCAAAGCGCATGGGAAGGACTAGAACGCTGGGGTAAGGCTAATCATGTAACTAAGGGAAATAAGGGCTATGACTACTTCCAGTCTAAGACAGCTGCTGATTTCCAAACGTCCTTCAACCAAGCAGTATCACAAAAGTTCTCTATGATTGCTGGGATTGGCTACTCATTGCACGATGCTACGGTTGCTACAGCTAAGAAGAACCCTAACACTAAGTTCGTTTTGATTGATGATGTTGATACTAAGCGTACTAAGAATGTAGCCTCTGTTATGTTCCGCTCAGAACAATCATCTTACTTGGTAGGTGTGGCTTCCGCTACTAAGGCTAAGGAACTTGGATTGAACTCTGTTGGATTCGTAGGTGGGATGCACGGTAACATTATTGATGCCTTCGAGGCTGGATATACAGCAGGTGTTAAGTCTGTAGACCCTAACATGAAGGTTGACGTACAATATGCAGACTCATTTACAGATGTTGCTAAGGGTCAAATGATTACTAAGACTATGATTGCTAAGGGTGAGAAGGTTATCTTCCAAGCATCAGGAGCTGTTGGTAATGGGGTATTCACAGCAACAAAGGAAGCAAACTCAAAGGTTGCTAATGATTCTAAGGACAAGGTATGGGTATCTGGTGTTGATATGGACCAAACTGATATGGGTAACTATACAGACGCCAATGGTAAGAAGGCTAACTTTGTTTTGACTAACTCCCTAACGAATGTTGGTCGTGGGTTGGAATTGATTGCTAAACAAGCTCAAGATGGTAAGTTCCCTGGTGGAAAGACTACCGCCTATGACCTTAAGGAAGGTGGTGTAGGCATTACTACTAAGAACCTAAACGATTCTGAGAAGAAGGCTACTGATAAGGCTAAGCAAGACATTGAAGACGGTAAGATTAAGGTACCTAACCATCCTGCTGGCTCAGACTACAACCAACAATTCTAAGGAGAACTAAATAGTAATGGAAAACTATACACAAGTAGCAGAGTCACGAGGATTCTGGGAGAATGTTAAGCACAACGTAAAGGCGCTGTTCACTTTACAGTACTACAAGGAGGGGTTCTCTGGATGGACACCACAATCTAGGGTATGGTGGGTAATTGGATTAGTTGTATTGCTAACAACAGGATTTGCACATGGGTTTGACTCAATGACTATTATATCAGTCGTAGGTGGGGCAATCGGATTTACGTGTACTCTAGCTATAACTAATAATAAAAAATTGAACGGATTACTTGGTTTTGTTAGCGCGTTCATGATTAGCTATGTAGCTTTCCATGCGGGTAACTATGCTGATATTTTCATGCAATCCGGCTATGTACTGTTCTTGGATATCCCCGTGATTCTGTTCGGTATGGCGTGGCAAAACAAGAAGATTAAGACTATGGATAAGCAAGGTTGGTTAATTCTTATCATTGGATTGCTAGCAATGTTTGGATTGCTATACTTTATTGACACACACGTATTTGTATCTCCACGGCCAGTAATTGATGCTTTCTCAGCAGCCGTTGGATTTACTGGCGCATTCTTGATGCTAGGTAAGTACTCGTCTCAATACTGGATGTGGACACTGCAGGGTGTTATGTCCGTAACACTTTGGGGTATTACTGCTATGCAAGGTGACGCAAATTGGGTCTTATTTGCTACGTATGTTCTATACCTAGGTAACGACCTTTTGGGATTGTTCTTCAGTCCATGGTCTGCACGCAAGATTAAGTAAAGCTACTAAAGGTCTAGGGAAACCTAGGCTTTTTCTATGAAAGGAAACAACTAACTAATGTTCACAAATTTTACAACAAGCTCTAAGTGGATTGGCACTCTAGGAGCTACTGCCATCCTAGCAGTATCACTAGCATCTGGTGTAACCTACCTATCGGCCCTAACCCTCTTGGGGGGATTGCTAGGATTCCTATCAGTTATTCAAATTGTTAACCGAAACTGGTGGGCTGGTATTACTGGAACCCTATCTGCATTTATCTATATTGCTATTGCCATCATTGCTAAGAACCCTAGTGATGCTATCCTGAACGTAGTATTTCTAGCTGCCTTAGATATTCCTATTATTCTGAATCGGGAATGGCAACATGATGCAGAGCCTCATTCTATTACAGGTAAGCAAGGCCTAGTCCTATTTTCTATCTTTGTAGTAGCTTTCCTTGGGTTGCATTTCATGGAAGTATACCTGACTCACACCCCTAGGGCTATTTGGAGTCCTCTAGCAGCCACTCTAGGAATCGTTGCAGCGGTCTCTACAGGCTATATGCGGGTTAAGCAAGGGTTCTTTATCTGGTCAGCTCAGAATGTCCTACAAGTGGTCCTATGGTCCATCACAGCCTCTATGGGTGACGCTACATGGGTGATGGCCGTGACTTATCTATTCTATACGTTGAACGCAGGAAGTAGTTTCTTCAACGGTAAGTGGTTTGCTAAGAAGGAGGTATAGCGTTATACGGCTCTAGTAGTCTCCATGCTATTATGTTGACACTAAATATTATGTGTGCTATACTATAGATATGGAGGAGCATAACTATGAACACTATTGTTAGCAACTTTTATCTGATTAAGGTAGGAGGAGAGCCTAGTTACATTGGCTATACCAATCGACCTATCAAAACTAGATTTAAAGAACATTTAATAGATAAAGACTTTGGAGATGAACTAGTAGAGTTAGAAAGCCTAGGTAGCCTAGAATATAAGTTCACGTGGGACTATGATTTAATTACTGGATACGCTAAAGAAGTTTCTGATAGAGAAACTGCGTTAATTCAGTCCTATGGCACTAGTAATAGTATTTGGCAAAAAGGAACTAGCGGAAGCATTGGTGGACAAACTTGGGCTAACATCAAGTACTTCGTCAGAACCAACCGAGATAACCCTAAGTTCAGGGACATGAGTGAGCATGGCATTATTGAATACCTAGCGACAAGTAACAAGGTGTCTAGATATACAGGCAGTTTCATAAGTAACATGGATGACCCAGTGGCTATCTACATGAAAAACTTTGTAAATCATATGGACGACCCTGTAGATAGTTACATAAGCCATTTTGTAAGCACTATGAGGGACCCAGTAGATATCTACATTAATAACTTTGCGGGAAATATGAATGACCCCATAGCGGTGTACATGAGCAGTTTTGTAAATAATATGGATGACCCTATTGCGGTCTATATGAAACATTTTGTAAGCACTATGGATGACCCGGCAGCTACTTATATGAAAAACTTTGTGCATGGTATGGATGACCCTGTGTCGATTTATATGAAGAACTTTGTAGGCCGTATGAACGACCCTGTGGCTATATACATGAAGAACTTTGTATATAATATGGACGACCCTGTATCTTTATATATGAAGCACTTTGTAAGTGGCATGGATGACCCAGTATCTATCTATATTAGAAGCTTTGTAGACCATATGGGTAAGCCTAATAATGACTAGGTTATGTTAGTAGCATGCTAAAGAAAGAAGGAAAAATAAATGACTAATATATCAATCACATACACGAAGAACTCAAAGGGGAAGTTTGACTTTGTTGCAGAACAAAATGGTGTTAAGGTTTACACTAAGACTTACTCACCACGAGTATCTGAAATGCAACACTTTATGGGATACGCATTGGCAGAAACTGCTAACCGTGAAGCACAATCAGAGCTACAGCGTAATCCAGAATTCAAGTGGGCTAACTTTGAAGAATTCAAGTCTTGGATTGGAAATCCTGAATTACGTAACAAGGCTGTAGCTTTTTATCATGAGAACGAAGAAGAATGGACAGCTAACCCTACTAAGGGGTGGTACTACAGTAGACGTATGGTCTGACTTCCAGATTGATAAGCTAAATAAGTATAAGTAAACCTAAGGAATCTAGTTGACAGCTAGGTTCCTTTTTGCTATACTAGTGTTATACTAAGAAAGAAGGAAAACGTTATGAAACAACATGTCACCCTTAGAGCTTATACCTCAGACCCTTCCTATGGTTCATCAGTATTTGCCTCGTTTACACCAGAGGACCAAATCATAGTTGAATCACTTGACTCTAAAATTCCCGTAGAAATTACCTTAGACGGACTAGGCGCTGGTAATACGATTATGTTCATCACACATTATGGTAGTGACCTAGTAGACGCCCTTATTAAGGTGTATGGTACTTATGAAAATATCTTAGAAAACGTAACTTTATATATTACAAACGGCCATACCTACCATTCTACGGAAGAACTATCTGAGGATTACTTTGAGGGAATTAAAGTTGTACGATGAAGCATACGAGAAATACCGTGAAGAGAAAGCTAGGGAAGCCCTAGAAAAGCTATTAAGCATGAGCGACGAAGAGCTTGCTAGTATCCTTTCGGGTGTCCCTGAGGAGGAGACGATGCGAGCTCTAGGTTATACTAAGAAAGAAGGAAAATTATAATGAAACCTAAGGAATTAAAGGTTGGTGACAAGGTGTACCTAGTTAAGGAGCCCTCATTCCTGTTTACCGATGCGCTATCAGAAGTAGTGGAGGTTACTAAGGTCACAGGAGCTAGCGTTTATGTAGATGACGCTCGGTTCCCTATCAGGGCTACATTTCCCCTACTATATAAGGCTAGGAGTATAGTTGATAACACCCAACATCTATGGCTGACTAAGGAAGACTACCAAGCACACCTAGCAGAGCAACGAAAAGCTAAGGAATCTAGGGTTGCTCTAGCCATGCACCAAGTTACAGAAGGTCTAAGCAGTTTATCAGATAACCAGCTAGATAAGCTAGCGACTAATCTAAAGAAAACTCTAGTCAGCCTAGGTACTACGGATGAGAAGTAAAGACAATGGTAAGTCCTTAGCGCCTTGGGAGTTCTACTATAGGGGTGACCTACCATTAGATAAGGTTGCTAAGCGTCACAAGAAAGATGCTAACAGGCGGAAACGCCACCTAGATAAACAGCTAGATAAGAAAGAAGGAAATAATAATGGATAATAAATATGCAGAGACTTATCGTAAGGGTAAGGACGTGGATAGCCTTACAGAGGCTGAGCTAGTTTCCCTAGGTGAAATGTTGGCAAATAATATGGTCGACTGGGGAACATGTGAGTGGTATGAGTCCTGGGAGTGGGACACCGAGGAATTGCCTATCTTTATCGCTAAGGCTGAGGAATTAGGTCTGATTAGAAAGCGTAAGTTCCATACAGTTACTGTTGAGAAGGTTGTATACGACGAGGACTAGATAAGAAAGGAAACTCATATGACCCAGAAGATAACACTACATGCTGATATATTCGAGGTGTTAAATGCAAATGCATTTATTCACCTAGGAAATTTGGAGAAACGTATGTTAAGTCATGTTAATCCTAGTGAACCCCTAGAAATAATCCTAGATGGCGATGAGCCTAAGAACGCATTTGGGTTTATCTCTCACTACTTCTATGATGTTATAGATATCCTAGTAGACGTCTATGGTTCATGGGACAAGGTGTTGGTTAACGTCAACTGGACATTGCGTAATGGTACGCTATCACGTCAAAAAGCAGAGTTCCTAGAGGACGTTCTAGGTGGCATGCAGACTAACGTACACATGGAGGATTTTAATGAACATTCCTAAGAACGTCTATTACACACTACCTACTAAAGAACGACAGGCTTTCTGGACAGAATGGCTAATTCAGGTACTAGCATATTTTACAGGATACTACTCATGGTTCTACCTGTTCCCGCTAGTACTAAACCGGACACCACCTAAGATTACTATAGCATCAAGTGTAGCTGTAGGTATTGCTGTTATCTTAGTGGTTACCTTAGTATATAAACCTCTAGGTAGACTCCTACCGTCTGGGTATACTACAGTTATTTATTCTCTATCTGACACAGACGATAATAAAACGTATATGCTAGTTAGGGGTAAATATATCTATGGTAAAGCCACAGGAACCATCTACACAACTGAAGAGGCTAAGGAGCTGCCCTTAGAAGAGTTTCTAGCAACTTACCCAGAGACATATGTTACTGAGGAAGGTCAGGTAGAAGTGAAATGAATTATGTAATTGCTAGTGACTTTCATGACGACTATAAGACCTTAGAGCAGCTCTTAACTACCTATAATGGGTCTGATGTACAGATAGTTTTGCTAGGGGATTATTTTGACTCTAGGGGTAGTAAGGGTGACCCTAAGGAGATGGCTAGGGTTCTCACTAGTCTATATAAGGGTGAATATGAGCTTGCTAATGAGCCTATCATCTTGCTAGGTAATCACGATGATTTTATGCTAGGCACAGTAGAACAATCTAGCCTAGACTACCAAACGTGGATGCTGAATGGTGGTAAGCGTACACTAGATAGACTAGGCTTTCACCATAGAATTACAATGGAGAAGGCTAGGGAATTCCTATTAGAGGAATACCCAGAGGTAATTTCATTATTGAGTAACGCTAAGTTGTACTACGAAAATAGTGATTTAATTGCACTGCACGCAGGGTTGGACTGGTCCTTAGACGACCCTAGGGATACTTCTATGGAAGACATGCTGTGGCTTCGAGAAGAATATCTCGGAGACCTACCAGATAACCCTATGCCAAATAAGCTAGGTAAGCCTATTGTAACTGGACATACTCCGGTACAGAACTATCAGGATAGTAGTGATATTATGATACTTAAGGCAAACGATGCTTGCCAGCCCATGTTTTTAATCGACGGAGGCTCGAACAGTGGGTATAGCAATGGTAAGGTAAACGTGCTAACGCTTAGCTTTTAATAGAAACACCTAGGTTGAGTTAGACTTGAACTAGGTGTTTTTCTATGCTATGATATAGATATTGATAGAGAATTAGGAGGAATAAAGATATGTGGCCATTAGAACATTATATTGTAGAGGTACATAGCATTACACCTGTAACTGATAGCTGGACAGAAAAGTTTGAAGATGCGCTTGTTGCGGTAGACATTACAGATAATGTGTATGGTACCATTACTAGGCGCACTAGAGTATTTAGTGAACCTGAGTGGGCTGAAATTAAGAATAGGGGTTGGTACTATGGATAGTAGAGGTAAGATTATATCTAGTTTCTATGTAATTAAGATAGACAATCGGCCGATATACATAGGCTATACTAACAGAAATTACTTAGCTAGATTTAAAGAACATATTCATCAGAAAGACCTGCCTGATACTGCTACGATTGAGCTGGTTGATACAATGTCTTTTGACTTCACATGGGATGAGCAAAGAGTCTCAAAAAATGCTAAGGCTGTTTCTAATATGGAGAATTATCTTATACGCAAGTTTAATACTACAGATAGTGAATACCAAAAAGGAATAGGAAATAATCTTGGAGGACAAACTTGGAATAGCGTTAAATCTTTTGTACGGAGTAATAAAAATAATCCTAGATATATAAGCATGAGTAATAAGGAGATATTAGAATATCTAGAAAACTACCAGTCTAATAGGAAGTATCTAGGACACTTTATTAGTAATATGGACAGGCCAGAATCTATATACTTACAGAAGTTTATTATTCATATGGAACGAACTGAATATACCTATTTACGTAATTTTGTTATAGATATGAATAGACCTGAAGCTACATATATCAGGAGTTTCATCAGTCACATTGAACGAACTGAGGCTAGATATATAAAGGACTTTGTTAGTCATATTGATAGACCTGAATCTACGCACTTAAAAAGCTTCGTTAGCAACATGTATAGACCTGAGGATAGGTACCTAAAGAGCTTTATACATGATATGAACAGGCTAGAGTTTACGTACTTAAAGGGGTTTATTAGTCATATGGATAGAGCTGAAGGTATATACTTAAGTAACTTTATTAAACGCATAGAACGAACTGAATCTACATATATAAGTAACTTTATTAACCGCATAGAACGGCCTGAGTCTGTCTATATCAGTAATTTTATCGGCCGTATGAAATAGCCTTGACAAGTAAAACAGTCTAGTATATACTTATAAGCATAATAAGAAAGAAGGAATTAATAATGGCTACACAAATTTCAATCACATACACTAAGAACACTAAGAACAAGTTCGACTTCTCAGTAATCCAAAACGGAGTACCTTTGTTCTTTAAGACTTACTCACCTGTTATTAAGCAAATGCAACACTTCCTAGGATATTCTCTAGCTATTGTGGCACAGCAAAAGGTTGACGCAGAATTAGCTTCTAACCCAGAGTTTGCTTGGTCAGACTTTAACGACTTTAAGTCTTGGCTAGGTAATCCAGAATTGCGTGAGGACGCCTTAGCTTACTACGATAAGCACATTGAGGAATGGGCTAAGAACCCAGCTAAGGGTTGGTAAAGTAAAACTTATGAGCGCCTAGGCGGATGTTATATTGACGGGTTAACATTTTGATTCTAGATACGAAAGGTAAGTGCGTGGGTACGGACTACGCTAGGTAAAGATATGAGACAAAAAGAGTTCATGGATAAGTTTGGATTAGTTCAGGTAAGGCATGACCTATTAAACCGAGCCCACGATGGCAGCTTAGTTATGCAAGATACTAGCCAGGGAATCCTAGTAGAAATTACATGGAATATGGTTGGCTACTCAGGAGTTGTTAGGGTAGCCCACGTTGGTTCAGGAATTGTACACGCTAGGAACCTAAATGAACTACTAGATGAAGCTAGTGTTGTCGTTGAGGACTTACTAGCAGAACGTAGCTAGGATAACTAAGTATTGGAAATTATCAATGGCTTTTCCTAGCTTGCCTTACGAATCGGCAACAGCTTTTCAGGGTGAGTAAGTATTGCACATCGGCGACACCTTTCTAACCACCTAAAATAACCTAGATGACTAGCCGGCATGGGATGGGACTAACCTCGCTGCCTATCCTTACCTTACGTTATCTAGGTTATTTTTTTACCCTTTATATAGTAGAAAGGTATTAAAAGTAGCACTCTAATCAGGTGTTATCCTTAGAGCCCCTAGGGTTTATGGTGTTTTAAAAAAGTAACCTAAAATTAGTTGAACAAAAGTGTTGACACTTTAACTAGGCTAGGCTATACTTAAGTCATAATAAGAAATGAGGAATTTAACTATGACTAAGCGCTTTGCAAACAAGATTGATATTGATGTAGTAGAAACTAGTGAACTAGCTAAGGAAGCACAATCACTAGTTATGCTTATGGCTACTCAAACTTACTTAGAAAATACTAAACTTTACTCAGTTGCTTATGATGCTAATTTTAACGCAGGCCGTGTTAGCTTAGACCAAATGACTGTCTTGAATGAGTACCTAGAGGCGGGTGGTGTAAATATTGAGCATACTTATCTAGGTGAGCTAGCCTACCTATACCAAACAGTGTTCGACTTACTAGAGAACATTTTTGAAGACTAGTATATCCAACAGTCAACGGGTGAGAACGACTGATAAACCCGTTATCGTTCATAAAACATTTTGTAACATATTTGTAATTGACAAGCTAATAACTAGCTGATATACTATGTATATACTAAGAAATGAGGAATTACCTATGACTGATACTAACTCAACTAAGAACTTGCAACGTGCCTTTAACCCTATGATTAAGCAGTGGGACTTAATCACTAAGGCAACACCTGATACAATTACATTCTACTCAGGTAATACTATTGACGCTAAGGACGTTACAATTACCTCAGAATAAACTGTTGACACTAACTAACATATAGGTTATACTTAAAGCATAATAAGGAATGAGGAAAATATTATGGACTTTACACCAACGTTTGAGCAATTAAAGAAGTTTGCTACTCATGAGTTAGATGACAACCACTTATCGCACTCAGAAACACGTAAGTTTCTAACAAGTACCTATGGTGTATCGGATGATACCGTTGAGCAAGTATTTACTGAAATCAATTAAATAAACTGTTGACACTAACTAACATATAGGTTATACTAATTATGTTAGTTAGTTATGAGGGACTTAGATAACTAGGTTCTT